CGCAAGCATGCGCCCGGGCTGACGATGACGTACCCGGGCGGATCCCATATCCATAGCGACGTCGGTCGGTGGAAGGCCTATGCGCACGGCTACGGTGGGCGCCGCGCGCGGTATGCCGGCCGGCGGTCTCACCGGGTCGCGAGATCGACCAACATTTTCCACCAGTATTTCAGCGCCGTGCCGCGGTGACGCGGTATCCGTTCTTGCTCTCGTCATTGACGAGTGCTCCATTCTGTTCGTACCCAGAGCAGGAGGTGAGCATGGGGGAGCCAGCACTATCGCTCGATCAGGCGAAGGACGCCGTCAGCAGGACGATGCATCCTCGCGTGACCGAGCAGTCGATCAAGGATCGGATCGGCAAGGTCGACTACGCCACGCACAATGACATCATGACCGTCTGCTACATCCAGATGGCCAATGGCTTCATCGTGCATGGCGTCTCAGCCCCGGCTAGTCCGGAGAACTTCAACGCGGAAGTCGGCAAGCGCTACGCTTACGACAACGCATTCAAACAGCTCTGGCAGCTCGAGGGCTACCTGCTGCGTGAAAATTTGGCAGGAGGATCCCGTTGATCAACCCAACAGTCGGCCGGGTCGTCTGGTTCTGGCCAAACCCGGATCTGTGCCCGGGGCCTTGGCCCGGGGAGCAGCCGCTTGCGGCGATAATCGCTCACGTCCACCATCCTCGTCTGGTCAACCTGACGGTTTTCGAGATGAGTGGGCGCCCCATCGGCTACGAGTTTGTGGCGCTGTTGCAGGAGGGCGACGAGAAGCCGGTCGACCAGCGCGGCTTCGCGAGTTGGATGCCTTATCAACTTGGACAGGCAAAGCGTCACGAGGCTGACGGCTTGAGCGCGACGAACGGTGGTGGCAATGTTCCGGTGCAGCAGCCGAGTCTGACTGACACAGGGAGCACCACCGATGAAGGGCAGCAAGCCGGGCAAGGGCAAGCCGTCGAAGGGCAAACCGAGCAGCAAAGGCAGCAAGGGTAAGCCCTGCTAGAAACACCATACCAGCAGCGAGAGAGTGGGACGGCCGCAGGCGCCAGAAGTATGGGCCTGCGGCCGTTGCCGTTTCAGGGTGTGCCGTATTGCGCAGCGGAACCACCGGTCGTTTTGTTAGTTGTTCGAGTCCGGCCGCCACCGATGGGCCAGTGCTTTCCCCCAAGCCCCACGGTCCTAGCTGTCAGTACGGTGGCGGCCGGCACCTCCCCGGAACCGAAAGAGATGGCGGCGCGTTGCGCAGCAGCGTAAGCAGTTGACCTGCACATGGGGGACTTCATGGGACCAATCACGACGCTGTTGCTCTGGCTGCTCGTCTTCGCGGTGTTGTTGATCGTGATCCTGAAGATCATCGATCTGATCCCGCTGCCGGCGCCAGCCCCGATGATCGCGAAGATCATCGTGGGCCTTGTTGCGCTGTTGATCCTTCTTCAGAAGGTGATCCCGGCTCTAGGGCTGAAGCTGCCCTAGTCGCCGCTGCTGTTGTCGCAGCTTGCGGAGAGCAGTCTCCGCTCGCTTGCGCTTCGTCTCCCAGCGCTTGATGCGCGCTGTGATGCCCGCGAGCTTCACTGCTCGCTTATCGACTGGCGGCTTCTCTGGCCGCTTCAGTTTGCCGTCGAGCCACCCACTCTCGACGACGTGCTTCACCATCTCGCGTTCGATCCAGTGGTGCTGCGCACCGTGGTTCTTGGCGCCCGGGTGAAGCCGCCATGCAACGAGGTGTGACATCGAGTGCACGATCTCGTGCCATCCGCCACCGCGTTCATCCGGGTTGACGTTGAAGGTCCGCGCCCGGTCGGTGATCCACGTTCGGCGGTTGCCGCTCGTGACCCTGATTTTCCAACCGAATGGTTTCTTCGTCCACTTTCGCCAGAGCAGCTTCACTGCTTTGGTCGCCTCTTCGGCGGTGGGCTTCAGGTCGCGGCCGGCGCGTGTGTCGGCCGGCCACTCGCCGTTAACGAGTTCGTAAGCCATAGTTCTTCTCCATCGGCATTTTCAAACAGCCCGGTCCTTTCGATGACCGTGCGCGCATTGTAGCAAATCGACTTTCGTCAAATTCGTTGAAGCCTTGATGCGCGTGCGAGAAGTGCCCGTGCCGTAGCGGTCGATCTGTCGAAACTGAAAAGCTTGACACGGCAAACGCAGCCGATCCGATCATCAGATCAAGGAACTCGGCGCGAGAAGTCGCTGCGGCGCAGCTGTTACATTTTGTGATAGCGACGATTTTTCGGTTGCACGGAATCATCCGCGCACTGATACCGTTCGTCGCATTCACCGGCGGGGGCGGGCGGATGCTTCTCATGATCGTCGTGGCTAAGTGATGCGCACGCCAAGCGCCTGCCGCCACTGCAAGAGCCCGAAGCGGCACGACCCGTGCTGGTGGGGCATCCGGCACGTCAACTACAATCCCGACGCCTACGACCCGCCGTGCTTCGAGGACGACTGGAACGAGCACTCGCGGGCGCTCGAGGTGAGCGAGATGCGTGGCCTCTGGTTCGCGCTTCTCGTCTGGCTCGTGATCATCACGGTCATATTTGCTGCGTGGTGGGCCACCCGATGACGTCATGCCGTTATTGCAAAAGCCCGCAGCGGTTCAATCCGTGCTGGTGGTCGATCGTGAACAAGAACCACCAGCCCGGCGGTGGGGATCCGCCGTGCTACCTCGATGCCGAGTATGACGACGATCGCAGGGCCGGCGCGCGCATGCGTGCCGAAGAGCGCGCGTTCCGCCGCCGGCGCATGGTTCTTATCGTCGTGGTCGCGGCCGCTCTCATAGCCATGATCGCGCTGGCCCGCGGTCAGGACCATCACTCTAACCCGTGGCTGAAGTCGTGGATCCCGGCGACGTGCTGCGTCACCAACGACTGCTGCTGGGAGATCAGCGAGAGCGAGTTGACGCCGCTGCCGGACGACCACTACGAGGTGAAGTCGACCGGGCAGGTGCGCAAGCGGACGGCCTACTCGCCGGACGGGAGGTTCTATCGCTGCGCCTGTGATTACGACAACGTGAACAAAAACTGGGTACGACATCAGGGCGCGAACACGCGCTGTATTTTTATTCCTATGCGCTCTGCTATGGTCCGCCCACGGTGACAGGGGAGAGCGAGATGGGTGTGGTGGTGCCGATGCCCGGCGTGCGCGTCGAGAGCTACGGTAGCCAAGAAGGCCCGGAGCTCACGCCGAACCATAGTCTGGCGAAGCTGCTCAGGTCTCTGGCGGATATGGCTGAGGAGGGGCGGATCGTCTCGGCCGCGATCGTGACCGTCGGCGTCGAAGGCGACCCCGGCCGGTTCACGGTCAACGTAACCGACGATCTGGTGGGGCAGATCTCTCGGCTGCAGCACATGGCGCACATGGAGCTGGATAAGGCGGAGGACGTCGTCTACCGGACCTAACCGCGGGTGGGGGTTCGCTGTGCCATCGAAGATGCTCTGCGATTGCGGGCGGCCGATATTGGTCTACCGCCGCCCGAAGGGCGCAAGAGGTGGCCCGAAGAGGCTGCTAGCCCCGACAGACCGGGACCACGACCTGTGCCGACGTTGTTACGGTGCAACGCTTGACCGGGGTCGACCGAGACGTCTCGACGTGGTCCGTGATGATGGCAGCCCAGACGAGGATGCATGAGATCGCCAGCATGATCGCGATCAGGGCGACAGATTCTTCGAGGTAGGCGCGCAGGACAGTCATAAAAAATCCTCCAGTGAGGAGACCACACTGGAGGAAAGATATTAATGGACCGTTTATGGCCGGTGGCGGGAGTGCATGCGTTCCCCGCCTAACGGGACCGGCCGACCGAGCGCTCTTTGGCCTTAGCGGTGCAGGGCCTTCGGAGCGGTTACCATAGCCCGGCGAGCCGCGACACGATCAGGATCACGAGCATCGCGACCGTGGTCTGCCCTATGCCGGCGGCGATCATTTTTTGAACGGGCTCCGGAGCAGCGCCTTCACGCACAGATCGCGGTAGCGGACGATCAGGCGCCAGCGATTGTTGTAGAGCTTGAACTGCATCTCCTTCAGCTCCTTGACCTCGCCGGCCCGCGCCTTCTGGACGACGATGTCGAGCGCGCCCTGATAGCGTGGCAGCGCCGAGGTGGTGGCTGGGAATCGCGGCGCCGCCGGGATGATGCCACGCTCTGCGATGCTGCGTGCGGTCTCCCAGTCATAGAGGTTGCGCTTGTCGACTGGCGGAGTGGGATCGTAGACGGCGACGCGCGGCGTGTACGCGCTCGGAGCGTTGTATCGGTAGGCTAACATTCCAATCTCCATCGGCAGATGTTGGGGGTGGGTGGGCTACGCGCTACGCAAGGCTTCTGACGCCTCCTCGATCATGGTCTCGATCAGTTCGCTGGTGATGTCGGCGACCTTCACCGTTTTCTCCCATGCCCACTTCGAGCATTCCGGATCGCCGCCGGTGTATTTGAGCCACGGAATGCTATCGCGGCCGTATTCGAAGTCGGTGTTGACCGCGACGCAGAAGAGAACCTCCGGCTCGCCGCTCTCGCTCTTGGTGAAGGAGCCGCCGTTGTGAAACAGCGCTCGGACTTTGTAGAAGTAGGTCCAGCCCTCTTGGAAGCGGGCGTCGATGCTCTCGTGATACTTCTCGCGCCAGCTGATGCCAGCGGACGAAAAAATCCACGAGACGGGGTGCTTTGGGTTCTCCTTGTCCCACTCTTCGTCGTGCTCCTTCACCTCGCGCTCGACGTACGGCTTCACCGGGCCGGGGACGCTGTCGACGCCATAGCTCGGCGACCCATATCCGACGCCATCGAAGCCGCCGGACGTGTAGGCAAAGAAGCCGTCGCGATCCTCGTTCTCGACTTCGTTGATGTTGGTGTGCGAGACGTCTTCGAAGTCGGCGACGTTCTCCAGAACACTAGTTGCCCAGTCGCGAACCAGATCGCGCTTGCCTTCGAAGTAGGGTGGGACGGCGGTCTCGTACCGGCCCTCGGCGATATTGCTGCTCATGTCAGTCTCCTGTTGAGGTTCGGTGGTGAGGGGTTAGAGCAAGCCTTGTTCGGCGAGAGCCTCGCCGAGGCCGGGAGCGTAGCGGTGGTCGACGCAAAGCATGCGCTTGCCCATCCACTGCCAGCCCTCGGTCTGGACGTTCTCGTTGACCCACGCGAGGGCGGCATCGCTCAGGTAGAACTGAACGATGCTGCCGCAGTTGATGACCTGCGTCTGGGCCATGTCACTTGCCTCCGGTGGCGACGTTCTTGTGAGCGAAGCGCTCCTCTTCGATGTCGCGGATCACGCGGTGCGCATCGACGACGTCGTCGAGCTTCCGGTACGAGGCGACCTCGTAGTCGTTGGCGTCGGCGAAGCCTTCGAGCAGGTGGACGTCGTTGAGGCTCTGTACTGTGCGAGTAATCTCGCTGACGAAGAGCACGGTCTTGAAGCGAAGGGTGACGGCGTAGGGCATGTTAATAATCTCCGGTTGGAATGGGGGGGGTGATCAGGTTGGTCAGAGCGGCTCGCCGTTGTATCCGCGGCGGTGAGCTGCGATCTCCTCGTCGCTCCAGTCGCCCCACGGCTTGCAGCCCCAGCCGTAAGCTTTGTGGGTCGCGCCAGTCTCGTGAGCGTGAGCGGTGCCGCGCTTGCGATAAGGGCTGGACGGCTCGCGGAAGTCGGGATCGTTGGTCGGGTTCGGGTTGGTGGTCACCGGTATCTCCTCAGACTTTTCGATAGGGCGCATCGAGCCACTGGCCGACAGGCCAGCTCTGGTTCGACGAGTGGGCGTGCTTCTTGTCGAAGCTGTGCGGCGGGAAGGTCGTGTTCGCGTACCATTCCAGATCGGTGCGATACTGCGGCGCGTAGAACTTGCCGTTGTTCGCGGGCTTCCGTGACCAGTCGGGGATATGATCCATCGTGAAGCGGTTGACGTATTTACGCTTCGCTTCCGCGAAGGTCGGTCGGGTGGTCATAGGTCTTCTCCCATCGGCAGACGGTCACGAAGCAATACATATTCCCCGCCCGGTTGTAAAGCGACTTGCGGTCAGGCTGGGGACGCGGCTAAAACTGCAGCGCTTATCGGGGGATAGGGGATGGCACGGAAACCGGGACAAGGTCGAAAGCGCTGGCAGCCGAACAATCCGGTGCAGGCGCGGGCGCTGGTCGAAGCGCTGGCGGGATTCGGTTACACTCATGATGCGATCGGGTCGATGATGGATCCGCCCTGCGGCCGTACCGTCCTGCTGGAAAACTACCGGGACGTCATCGATCAGGCGGTGGTCACGTTCAAGGCGCGTGTCGAGGGAACGCTGGCGCGCATGGCGCTCGGCCTGCCCGAGGTGCGGATCGGCAAGAAGCTGATCCAGAAGGAAGTGCCGCCCGATAAAACGATGTTGATCTTCTTGCTGAAGTCTCGCTTCGGTTACCGCGACTCGCAGCGCCATGAGATTACTGGGCTCGAGAACCTCAACCTTGAAAACATGACCGATGCTCAACTCGACCAGCTCGCCGCCAGACTATCGAAACGACCTGCTCCACTCGATAGCGGTGGAGCAGAGGAAACGGGTGGGGCTCCGGTCGCGAAGGTTCACTAAGTACCAGCGCGACCCGGTCGGCTTCATTCAGGACGTCTTGTTCGGCTTCGTGTGGTCGAAGCAGCGCGAGATCTGCGAGAGCGTGCGCGACAAGCGCTTCACCGCGGTGCCTGCATGCCACGGGCCCGGCAAGTCGAACATCGCCGGCCGCCTCGGAGCGTGGTGGCTGGCGTGCCACCCACCCGGCGAAGCGATGCTGGTGACGACGGCGCCGACCTTCCATCAGGTGAAGGGCATTCTCTGGCGCGAGATCAACAAGGCGCACCGTCTCGGTGGCTTGCCGGGCTGGACGACAGAGACACAGTGGAAGCTGCCACCGAACGAGCTGATCGGCTTCGGCCGCGCAGCGAAGGACATGACGGCGTTCCAAGGTATCCATGCGCGCTACGTGCTGGTGCTGATCGATGAGGCGACAGGCGTCGCGCGCGGCATCTCCGAAGCTGCCGAAACGCTGGTGACGAACGAAGACAGCAGGCTGCTGAAGATCGGCAACCCTGACGATCCGTCGACCGACTTCGCAGACAGCTGCAAGCCCGGGTCTGGCTACAACGTGATCCCGATCTCTGCCTTCGACACGCCGAACTTCACCAACGAAGAGATCCCAGATTATCTCAAGCACCTGCTGGTGTCCCCGACATGGGTCGAGGAGCGCCGTCGTAAATGGGGTGAATCGTCACCCATGTGGAAGTCGAAGGTGCTCGGGCAATTCCCCGACGTCTCCGACGATGGACTGCTGTCGCTCGCTGACATCAGCGCTGCAATCGCGCGCGAGTATGAGCCGCAGCCGAGCGACCCGATCGAGCTCGGTGTCGACGTCGCACGACAGGGACGTGACGCCAGCGTGATCATGCTGAGGCGCGGCTGGAAGGCGCGCACGATGAAGCGCCTGTTCAAGCGCGACCTGATGTATCTCGTCGGGCAGGTGGTACTGGCGATCGAGGAGACTGGCGCCACGGTCGTGAAGATCGACGACACCGGCATGGGCGGCGGCGTGACCGACCGCCTGCGTGAGTTGCGCAGTGAAGGCAAGATCCCGTCGCGCGTCGAGATCGTTGCAGTGAACGTCGGTGAAGGCTGCCGCGACATGGGCCAGACCGAGCGCTTCAAGGATCTGCGCATGCAGCTCGGCTGGATGATGCGCGACATCTTCACGAACGGGCTGCTCGACATCGATCCCGACAACGAAGACCTCGCCGCTCAGGCTTCGCAGATCAAGTACAAGGTGCACTCAGACGGCGTCATGTGGCTCGAGAAAAAGCTCGACATGAAGAAGCGCACGCACGGCATGAGCCCCGACGACTGGGATGCGCTCGTGCTGGCGTTCACACCAAAGGAGCTCGGTGCCATGCCTGTCCACGATGCTGTCGAGAGCGACGTCGTTGTCGTTCACTTCGATCCGCCGAAGACGTGGGCCCGCGCCTGCGCGGTCCATATCGATCGCGGCAAGTTCTCCGCAGTGTGGTGTGCGGTCGATGCCGAGGCGAAGGTCAATTACATCTACGCGGAATATGCAGCGCCGCTCGGCAACCTCGCTGTGCACGCCGACGCGGTGAAGCAGCGTGGCAGCTGGATCCCGGTGATCTTCTGGCCGGAGGCCGATGGTCGCAAGAAGGACGCGGGCATCAAGCTGGTCGACCGACTGCTCGAGCTGAACCTCGACCTCTACACGTCAGAGATCGACCGGGAGGCCGCGATCGTCGAGATGACGACGCAGATGGCGTCGCAGCGCCTGAAGGTCTCCGAGTTATGCACCCAGTGGGTCACGCAGTTCCGCAGCTACCGGAGGGACGGCGAGGGTGAGGTGGTCACCGGGGCGGACCAGCTGATGAAGGCGACTGAGCTGATGCTCACTGCCGGCACCGGCATCGCCGCCTTCGAGCACCAGCACGAGCGGCAGAACTCCGAGGAGTGGGCCCGGCAGACCGCGGACGCCATCACGGGATACTAATCCATCGTCTCTTGATCTGGTACCGGACCTGTGCGCTCCTTCGGTATGCCGATGGAGAGGTGACGATGCCGACCCCCCGAGACGAGAAGCCAGAAGTCTGGCGCGACTGGCCCGCGCAAGAAACCGTGACGCGACAGTGCAGGCTGTGTGGCGACGCGGTGTCTGGCCCCGCGGGCGAGATCGACGTCTTGTGCGCCATCCACTACGCGGCAGAGCACTGCGGCTGAACGGAGCGAGCTATGCCACTGACATTCAAGCAGACCAGCGACCGGGGGTTCCTCGGCGCGGAATTTGTCGACCGTTACCGCAAGACCGTGAAGCTCTACGAGAGTTCGCTCGCGACGGAGTCGTGCATCTGGATCGGTATGGAGACCGATGCCATGCACCTCACGCAATTCATGGCGGCCGACCTGATCGAGCCGCTGAAGTTCTTTGTCCGGTGGGGCAAGCTGCCTCGCGGTGAGTGCCTGCCCGACGACGGCGCTGAGCGCTACTGGGAAGCGCGCTGGCGCGACGAGAAGGCGGAGAACGATCAGCTGCGCCAGCGGGTGGCAGATCTCGAGCACGAGTTGAGCGTGAAGGGGGAGGGGTAGCCGTGGCAATCAAGAAGAAAGCGAAGAGGCGGCCGAAGCTGGCCACCGATCCGAAGGTTCAGGCGGCGAAGCAGTCCGTCGCTGACCGGGTCGAGGGGCGCATTGCCGAGATCACAGCCGACAAGGCCAAGACCGACGCCACGGTCGAGCGCGTGAACGACTTCGTCCGCCGCGGTCAGGCTGCGCAGAAGGCGGTCGACGAGATTACCCAGAAGTTCGCCGCGAAGCAGGCGGCGCACGACACTGTGATGGCGAATAAGAACAAGCGGTCGGGCCCCAGCAAGACGCAGGTCTGCGACGCTGTGCGCGAAGGCCAGCCGGGTCTCGCGTTCGCCGCTGTCGATCGCATCGCCACCGCGGTGATGCGCCTGTACGGGAGGGAGTGATGGCTGACTGGCGCGAAGAAGACAGGGAGATGGCAGAGGCGGCGAAGTACGGGCCGCAAGACACCGCGGTTGCGGCCACACGCATGCTCGGCACTCATGCTGAGCGCATGGCCTTCATTCGCGGCGCGGTATGGGCCACGCAGATCGCCGGCGAGGGTCTGCCGACGCGGGCGCAGGCGCAGGCCGTGCGCAACGCGGCGGATGGTATCAATCTCACGTCCATGACCCACCCGCACCACCCGGGGATGTTGAGCGAGGATGCGATAGAGAACGCTGAGGTCGACATCGACCCGGAGCACGTTGGTCTTGAGCCGCGCTCGATGACGTTCGAGCACTCGCAGGCAATCTCGCTGAAGCGCATCGCTGACGCGCTCGACATGATCACCGGCCGCGACCCGTCGAGGATGGGCCTGATCGACGGCGTGATGCATGCAATCGAGCAGGGCATACTGTCGGGGACGCGGCGATGAAAACCCGCGAAGAGATTGCGCTGGATGCGGCGAGAAAGATCGATGACATCTTCGTGCGCAGCCACAAGAGTCGGGCACAGCGGACAGCGACCGTCCAGCGCGCGGTGCTCGATGCAATGGCGGCTGCGGACAAACTGCGCGAAACCGGTGGGGTCGAGCAGTGACAATCCTCCGAGCGAACGGCTGGGCCGTCGTCCAGAACAACCGGATTGACCCAGCGACTGTGTACGGCACGCGGCGCGGGGCCATCGTGAACTGGCTCGTCACGCAGGGCTACTTCGTCAGCAGCGCCATGAGTGACGACATCATCGAGCGGATCTGGTCGCTGCAGGAGAACACGCCGCTCTTCGAGCGCGCGCAGGTCATCATGGTGTCGATCGTGGGGAGGGCGGAAAATGCTGTGGGTTGACGCAGACGCTCTCGCGAAGGCTGCCGAGGCCGTGCTCGTCGCGACGACGAAGGTGACCGACACACAGGGCAGAGCCGTGCAGATCCGCGCTGACACGTCGATGATCTACAAGCAGGTGCTGGCGATCATTGCGACGTCGTTCGAGAAGCCGACGGCGGTGCTGCCCGGGCCGACCATCTTCGGGAGATCAGGCCAGTGACCGACGCTGACACCACCGCGTTCTTCGCCAAGGTTATGCCGTTCATAGAGCGCGTGCTGAAGCTGAAGGGCGTCATGCTCAAGCGCGGCCTGTCCTTCAGCAAGACCACCTGCACGATCGGCGGGTGCGAGGGCGAGCTCCACGTCCGCCTCGACAGTGGGCGCAAGCGGCACGCTCGGGCGTGGTGCACGAAGTGCGACCTGACGATGATGGAGTGACGGATATCCTCCTTTTGATAGTTAGAGACCGCCGTTAAACGAGGTTGAAGATGACGCCGCAACAGAGACGGGATCAGGTCGAAGCGAAGCAATCTCGCTGCGACCATGTTTGGGTTCACGCGGGCGAGACTGTTCATAATCGTCTCGTCTCAACGTCATGGTGCGCCAAGTGCAACATCAGCGCGTTCGCTCATGCTCGCGGCGCTAAACCCGCCTAAACGTATAAGGAGAGAGCCGTGAACAGACGCGAGTTTATTGCCGGCACCGTCGCCACGAGTGCAGCGTTCGCTATGCCGTTGGCCGCGATTCATGCTGCGGAGGCCGCCCCGCTGACAGCAACGATGTTCAGTAGCGTTGACGAGCCTTGGGGCGCGTGGGTACCGGGTCATGTTGACAGCAATCGGTACAAAGACGCTGTGCGGCGGATGTTTGACATGGACCCAGACTCCAAGGATTGGGGTGAGGATTGGCTTTGGGACTATCAATACGCTGACGACGACGACACGCGCAGCCTTGTGATCTTGGGCGAGCCCGAGCACCGGTACATGCACAAGGTCCGCGAAGATGATCCGGAGCTTGGTGATGCCTATCAGACCTGCAGGGCCAGCGACGATGGCGCGATCCCGATCACCGTCATCATGTACTGAGTTAACCCGCCGTATTTGAAACATTCTTGGGGGTGCGCAGATGGGTGAGTTCGTCGACTTCAGCAAGATGACGGCCGACCAGCAGCAGCAGGTCTGCGAGCATCTGACCACGAAGAGCATGACGCCAGAGGGGCTGCCTGACTGGCGGTTCTATGTCCGCGACGACGGCATCGTGACCCGGCAGAAGGGGTGCCATAAGCCGACCGAGGAAACTGATGCGCGGTGGGCGAGGGAACGCGCGGAGTTCTACCGCGCGCCGGCACCGTCGAAGGATCAGCCTGTGCAGTTCAAGGTCGGTACGACCTTCACAAATAGCCGGGGATAACTGTGCCCGATACGACGAGAGATGGCACGCCGATCTCGGGCTCAGACCGAGGTGTTCGCTTGCCCAGATGCGAACTGCAAGCTGCTGCACGTTGCGTTCCGCGACAAGGAAGGGCGAGCTCTCTGTGTCGCATCGTTCAACAGCGAGATGCTGCTGATACTGAACAAGGCGCACCGCGACGTCGTGCGGGACAAGTCTGGGGACTGAGTTTTGCGGCGCTATAAAAAGGGGATAGATAGGTTATGGCCGACACCAAGATCACAGATCACTTCGAGCCGCTGGTCGCTACGGCAGTGGCCCAGACCGGGCTCAGCGTCCCCCCATATGCCTGCTGATGCGATGATGGCCTATGCGCTGTCGTCGATCGCGATCACGCTGAAACGCCTTGTCGACATCATTGAGAGGGAGACGACGTCATGAAGTTGGACCGGAATGCAAATGGCCGCGGCAAGTACGCGATCATCAACCTGCGCAAGCTCGACGAGACGCGCGTGGCTATGGCTACGGTGGATCCGCAGACCACGCGGAATGTCCTCCCGCAGTCTCTCGAGGTGGCGCTCGCCACGCTGCAGGAGTACGGCCTGATCGAATACGGCGAGCCCGGTACCGAGAACGAGTTCTTCGTGATCAAGCTGAAGGACACGTACGCGGGCGCCGCTCTGGTTGCCTACGCCGATGCCGTGTGGCGGCCGGAGAACGCCGCGTCGGTCGACGAGGTCACCTATGCCGAGGAGGTCCGCGCGCTTGCGAAGCGGGCCGGGCGTCACAGCCAGTGGTGCAAGAAGCCTGACTAATTTCCGGAGCCTATAAAAGGGGGAAGACCGATATGGCAATTCTGACGCCGCCCGGCAGCAAGCCGAGGCCACCATCATCCGGGCCTGTGGCCGGCGAGAGCTGCTCCACCTGCTGGTACGGCAAGCGCATCGACCCGACCGAGATTGGCAGCCGGGTGCTGTGCCGGAGCGAGCCGCCCAAGCCGTTCCTGCTCGACAGCAAGGCCGGGCTGCAGCTGCAGTCGTTCTATCCGTCGACCGAGCACGACGAGTGGTGCGGTCGTCACCTGCCACGCAGCAAGGTCGTCCAGCCATGAGCACGAAGCGCAAGAGTCGCGAGAACAAGCCGCCGCGGTGGGCGGTGTTCGGGCGGTACGGTGGGGTGCGCACTGCGAAGGTGCTCCTGACGTCGGTCGACTGGCGTGGCCGCTTCGGTACCGACGAGCGTGTCTACAGCTACGCGCTGCACCCGACCAAGGGGTGGCGCCGGCACCGCGAGCGGTGACGTGATCGAGCACCTCGCATTCTGGGTGGGCGGGCCGCACCTCGGCTGCGCCGTCCCGCTCCAACCAAGCCGAGAGGAGACTGAGACCATGAGTTATGCGGAGAAGGATGCGCGCCCGAATAGCCCGCGTCCGATCGTCCCTGTCGGGGACAGGATCGTGAACCGGATTGACGATCAGATCAGCCGCATCAGCGGGTTGCGCAACCGGCTGTCGATGAGCGTCGATGCGATCACCGGCCCCCGCAATGATGGACGACCCGAGCTGACGGCCGTCAGTAAGCCTGCCGGCGGTGTGCATGACCGTCTGAACAATCTTGATACGGCACTGAGTATCCTCGAAGAAGAGATTACCCGGCTCGAAGACTGACCGGGCAGGTGCCTCGCCCCGGCGGGGCACCACCACCACGGGGACACCCATGACGATCCTGTACGAGAGACTCGGCCTGAAGCCCGGCGCAACCTACGCCGCTATCCGCGCGGCGTACCGCCAGCTGGCCAAGGAAGCTCACCCAGACGCCGGCGGAGATCCGGAGCAGTTTGCTGAGCTGCAGGAGGCCCACGACGTCCTGACCGATCCTGACCGCCGCAAGGTGTACGACAGCACGGGTCAGATCACTGGCGAGCGCGTAGACCTGACCGACCAAGCCGCCATGCAGGTCATCAACGGGGGGCTCACCCAGATGCTAGTGGACGACCGCGAGCGCAGCACGGCCCTGATTATCGAGGAGCTCAGGCGCGCAGTGCAGGCAGCTGCTGACGAGATCGGCGGCCGGCTGCGCCAGCTGGAACGCGCTGGGGCGCGCGCAGCGCGCTGGGCAGAGTCGGCCAAGCGCACCAAGGGCGACGGCGAGAACCGGCTGAAGGGCATGCTGCTGTGGCATGTGCGCCAGTCGTCCGAGATGGCCGAGAAGGTGCGGCGCGACTACGACGCGCACAAGCGCGCGCTCCAGATCCTCGACGAGCACGGCTTCAGTCTCCCGACCATGCTGCGGGCGAGCGAGCTCCAAGCGGCGAGCTCGACGAGCGCGAACATCTTCTTCGGTGGCCCTTTCGGCATGTGACCGTTGTTCTGGTACCGGACCGGTGTCAGTCTGAACCGACCAGACAGGGGGGAGGGTGACGTGGATAACCAAGTGACGGCGGCGATCCTGAGCGATCTCGGCACCAAGGCGTTCGACGATGTTAGGCCGGCGCTGAACCAAGCGATGGACCTCGCTAACATGGTCTACCCGAGCGGGGCGCAGACGGTGCTGATGATGGTGGGCCAGCGCATGCTCACGATGGTGGCGCTGTCTGTGGTCGCGCAGGACAGCACGAAGGACCAGCGTAGCGAGATGGTCGCCCGCGCGATGACGCCGGACAGCCTGCTGTTCGCGTCGCTGCTGCTCAGCTACCAGCCGGAGATCTCAGGGCCTGACCCGATCGCATGGGCGCACGGCTCGTACGAGAAGCTGCGCGGTAAGCCGTTCGAGTATGCGAGTGGCCCGTACGCCCTCGGCTCCGGTTTGCCCACGCATGTGGTGCGCGCCTGATGTCTGGCACTGACCCGATCAACTTCGATCCTGACGAGGACGACGAGGCCGTCATCGACGTCAAGCTGTCGCGCGATGACATGGTCGCGCTGGCGAACATGAGCGCCGAGGAGATGGCCGAGTTCTTCGAGGAGCGGAGCGGGCTGGTCTCGCTGAGCGAAGAGGCCAAGAAGTCGCTGCGCGATAACCACGCCAGCATCGTCGAGGGGTTCAAGGCTGCAGTCGAGGACGAGATGTTCAGGAGGAAGCAATGACGGTGACGTTCAGGCCTGACACCAGCTTCCCGTATCTCGCGTTCGCGATGAAGCGTCGCATCAGGTACGGCGAGGTCTTACTCGCAGCTGAGGAGATCGAGCGCCGCGGCGAGGAGATGATGGACTGCCCGCCGGCGAGCACAGCTCTGACCAAGGTGGAGATGTGGGATCTGCTTGACCTTGTCTACGACGAGCAGAGTCGCCGGCGCGCTGCGGTGACGTCATGAGCGAGCCTGTCGTATTCCTCGCCTTCGATAACCCTGATGTGCGGCCGCAGGGCGTGATCGAGATGATTGCGTGCGGTCATTGCGCGAACAAGACCTTCACCGCGGTGGTGCCGAACAGCCCGGGCCGCTTCCCGATGTTGAAGTGCGCGGCATGTACCACCGAGATCGGGAGGTTCGGGTGGGCCCCGCCGGAGGACTGAGAGTCCGCTGCTGCGTCATCGGCTGCCGGCGGACCACCGGGCAGCAGCACAGGGAGTGGGTCTGCGGACCGCACTGGCGCACGGTCCAGCCATCGATCAAGCTGGCCTATAACCGGACCAAGCGGCGCGTGCGCAAGGTGCTGAAGCGCAAGCCGGGTTACTCTCGCTACTGGGAGATGCCGCCGGGATCCCGTGACCGGCTCCGTGCTGTCGATATGTGGGCCCGGTACGAGAGCGCGTGGCGCGCATGCGTGAACGACGCGATCGAGGGGGCAGTCGGGATCGCCTGATTCTCGTGGTAATGCTCCGCCCGGCCGACTCACCGGGGCTGGGGGCAGAGAATGGACTTCACCGAGGCGACCGCCGCGCTGGAGCGCGAGTTCGGGGCTCAATACGACACCAAGGACAGGAAGCCTGACCTGACCATCGCTGTGGTCAGCGGCGGCACGGTCGACACCGTGCTGGATCCGGCGCCGGCTCTGGCCTTCACCCGCGAGCTGGCAGTGAAGCTCTGGCTGCAGTCCGCGCGCGCGGTGCTCGATGGCGAGGCCACGCTGAAGTCGTGGGCCATGAGCCAGCCGACCATCGACACATGGAACATGACCCTCGCCGACAAGAAGAACACGCACCGGATTGCGGCGAAGCGATACAGCGCCAGCGCGGTGGTGACGATTATCCTCAAGAGCAAGGCTGAGATCGAGAACGAGGAAGCGGCCGAGGCGCGCAAGCGTGACCGGGCGACCGAGACCTACGAGCACCCCGGCTATCGCACCGCAGAAGAGCAGCCGCACGACCCGGCCGCCGTCACCTACGAGCACCAGTCGGCCGGCGTCGACATCAAGTGCGAGAGCGTTGCCGAAGCTGAAGCCCTACAACAGATCGCGGAGAAACTCTGATGGCATTCCTCGACAACGCGGTTGCGCAGATGCCCCCTCCTTCCGCTGGTCAGTTCGACCCGATGGCGCCGGCGATGCCGATGCCGCAGCTGCAGCCGATCGGCGGCATCACTCAGCAGATCGCGCCGAAGGGCCCGAAGATCAGCAAGGCGCATCAGCGTCTGCTCGACTGGGCCGACCCGGAGATGGTCAACATCGCCGACGAGCTAACCGATGAGGAGCTCGGTAAGATCAGCATGGTGGTGACGCGCGGCTTCGAAGTCGACGAGAAGTCGCTGTCGGATTACTTCGAGAAGAGCGACAAGGCCTTCGAGATGGCAGCGCAGGTTGCCAAGCAGAAGGACACGCCGTGGCCCGGCGCGTCGAACATCATCTATCCGCTGATCACCAGCGCCGCGCTGTCATTCGCATCGCGCGCGTACCCTGCGATCATCGCCGACCGCAACGTCGTCAAGGGCGTGGTCTATGGCCACGACAAGGGCACACCGAAGATGGGGCCGGACGGGCAGCCGATGCTCGAGCCGTTGCCGCCTGAAGTTGCGCAGCAGATCATGCAGACGGCGCAGCAGGGCGCCCCGCTGCCTCCCGGCGTGCAGATGGGGCCGCAGGGCCCGGGCGTGATCGCGTGGGAGACACCTCCCGGTGAGAAGCGCAAGCGAGCGGACCGCATCAGCCAGCACATGAGCTACCAGCTACTCGACCAGAAGACAGGTTGGGAGCAGGACACCGACAAGCTGCTGCACATGCTGCCGATCGCGGGCTGTTACTTCCGCAAGACCTACTTCCACCCGATGGTGGGGAAGACGTTGTCCGGCATCCTGTCGCCGCGCCAGCTGATCATCAACTACCGCGCCAAGTCGATGGCGCGAGCGCCGCGCATGTCGGAGCTGATCGAGCTGTATCCGAACGAGATCGAGGAGAAGGTTCGTCTCGGCGAGTTCCTCGACGTCAAGCTGGGTGAAGCTGAGGATGCGGGCAACGACGACGACGCCCCGCACACGTTCGTCGAGCAGCACTGCTGGTACGATCTCGACGGTGACAACTACAAAGAGCCGTACATCGTCACCTACCACAAGGCGACTGCGAAGGTCGTGCGCATCGTCGCGCGTTACGACGCTGAGGGCATCTTCGTCGGCCGCAAGCGCGGCATCGGCACCGAGAAGATCCTGAAGATCGAAGCGATCCAGTATTACACCAAGTACGACTTCATCCCGAACATTGACGGCGGCGACAAGGGGCGCGGCACACCGGGCTTCCACGGCATGGGCTTCGGTCAGCTGCTGAACCCGATCAACGCATCGATCAACACCACGCTGAACATGCTGATCGACGCTGGTCACTTCCAGACGACGGGTGGCGGCTTCATCGGCAAGGGTATCTCGATGCACTCGGGCTCGGTCAAGTTCCGCCCGGGCGAGTACAAGGTGCTCAACTCGCCGGGTCAGGACATCCGATCTGCGATCGTGCCGCTCGAACTGCCGGGGCCGAGCCCGGTACTGTTCCAGCTGCTCGGCATGCTGATCAAGTCGGGCGAGACCATCGCAGCGACCAACGACGTGCTCGAGGGCGAGGCGAACCTCGCCACGATGCAGCCGACCACGATGCTGGCGCTGATCGAGCAGGGCCTGAAGGTCTTCACCGCGATCTACAAGCGGGTCTACCTCTCGCTCAATGACGAGTTCGACAAGCGCTACAAGCTGAACTCGCAGTTCATGGAGGAGCGCGAGGAGTACCAGTACGGCGACGAGTGGCGCGAGGTCACGCAAGAGGACTATCGCAAGGGCGCCGGCGTGTGCCCGTATTCCGATCCGAAGATGGTGTCGGACATGCAGCGGATGGCGCGTGCGCAGATCACGCTGTCGCTGAAGGACGACCCGCGCATCAAGGGCGACGAAGCAATCCGTCGTGCACTCGAAGCGGCGGAGATCGAGGACATCGACGACCTGTTCGCCGAGCAGGCGCAGCCGGATCCGGTGATCGTCGGTCAGGTGGCGAAGCTCGAGGCCGAGACGATCGAGATCAAGGGCCGCACCGCCACCGCAGCTGTGCAAGAAGCAACAGAGCGCTCGAAGCAAGTGCTCAACTATGCTCAAGCTGTGAAAGCGTTGGCAGACGCCGACGCCAAGCAAGGCGATCAGGAGATGTCGTGGATCACCACGCAGCTCGACGTCATGCGCGGCCGCATGGAGGGGTTGAATGGCTCAGCAGTCGGTGGACCGGCGCAAGGCGCTCTGCCTGCTCCTATGGGCGGTCCCGGTGCTGGTGGGGGTGAAGGTGCTGAAGCGCAAGGTGCGCAAGAAGAGCAGCCGCCGATAGAGGGCGCGCGCAAGGCGCCGGACGGCAACTGGTACGTCGCCGACCCTGAGCGTCAGGGCAAGTTCCTGCAGGTGCAGGCGGGATGAAGCGCATCGGCCGCAAGCAGCCCTACACGGACGACGAGATCAAAGGGGTTGCTTGCTGCGGGTGCGGCAAGCTCGAGTCTGTCCACCAGTGGAATTGCTGCGCGAACGACAATCGCTGGATGGCGGTCTGTCTCGACTGCGACATCGCACTGAACGAGATGTCGCTGGCGTTCTTCCGTGTGCCGGGCCGGGAGATGCTGATGCATCGGTACCGCCGCCGTGAGTTGAAGAGGGTCTGATGGTCCCGGGTTGCACGCACGATAGGCCGACGCCGGGCTGCATCTGGTGCTGGTCTGAGCCGGCGCATCACAGCGGCCTGAGTAAGGTTATTTGCCACGACGACGAGCGCGTGTATCGCCGCGAGACGCTGCGGCTGGTCAAACAGAACCGACACGATCGCCGCAAGGCGGAAGCATTGAAGCGGAGAGCATGATGGCTGACTTCGGGCAGATGTTCGACGAGAACCTCGCGACTGCGGACCCGGCCCAGCCGGCGCCAGCGCAGGGCACGACGGGCAAGGTCAACCCACTCGCTGCATCGATCGAGCGCACCGCGACGAAGTACGGATGGTCGCCGCTCGATCTGGCGACGGTGATGTCGTACGAGACCGCCGGCACCTTCGACCCGTGGAAGGCTGGGCCGACCACGAAGTGGGGACAGCACCGCGGTCTGGCGCAGTGGGGCGAGCCGCAGGCGCAGCAATACGGCGTCTATGCCGGCATGCCTGACGAGGATCAGGTCGAGGCTGTCGCTCGCTATCTGACAGACCGCGGCGTGAAGCCCGGCGCATCCCGTCTCGACATCTACAGCGCGATCAATGCCGGTGGCGTCGGGCCCGAATACTATGGTCGCCGTGACGCTGCAGCTGGCGGCGCGCCCGGTACCGTGGCCGAGAAGGTCGCCTACCAGATGGGTGATCACGAGGCCAAGGCCAATGCGTTCCTGAAAGGCGCGTGGGAGCCGGGTGCTCCGATGACCCGCACGGCGCTCGGCGCCGGCGCGACCAAGCAGGCGCTGCTGATCCCGGTCGACCACGACCCGTTCAACATCGGCGTGAGCGGCGGGCCGCAGCCCGGGATGGGCCCGGCCACGCCTGACCAGAGCTCCGGCATGAAGTTTGTCGATCGCCTGCTCGGTCTGGGCGGCGAGGAGCGTTACCAGACGTGGCCAGAGGTGATGGTGCGTTCTGGCACCACGGCCGCCGGCGACGCCGTCAGCGGGGCGCTGCAGCCGACTGCGGGCCTACGCCGTGAGGACTTCACCGACATCCCCGTGACCGGGCGCCTCGGCTCGGTCGGGTCTCAGCCTGCTGACGAGATGGTCGGCCGGGCGCTGGACATGCAGAACTTCGCGATGGTCGGCGGCTCGGGCGCGGCCGCGGTCACCAACCTCGGCGCTGGGCCGCAGGGCTTCCGGATCCTTGGCCGTACGCCAGCGGAGATCGGCCGCTGGGCCAGCGACAAGGCGGCTGGCCGGGTTGGGACCGAGCAGTTCCTGAAGACCGCGGATCAGGTCTCGCCGACCCGTACCGGGCCCGGTGCCCAGTTTCAGGACCACGTCCTGCAGGAGATGGGCGGCTACACCCCTGACCAGCTGCGGGCGATGACGCCCGAGCAGCGGCAGTCTGCCTATCGGGATTTCGCCCAGTCCTCGGCGTGGGGCCGCGATTTGGAAAGGAACCCCACTTCGGGTACCCCTGACGCTCAAAACTCACCAGCAGGAGGCCTAGCCGATGCAGGAGGACAACAAACCGGGCTCCCCGCCCCCGGCGGGGCAGCCGTGGACGCCGGAGGAGTCGGAAGCGGAGGGCCGGGCGGAGCAGGAGGCTTGGCAGCAGCGACGGAAGCGGCAGCGCGCTCCAGTGCCGGTGCGTACATCCCCGAAGGGCTCCCCACAAAGCCGCTAACGATCAAGCACGCGGACGGGACGAAGGAGTTCTTTGTCCCGGCCCCGCTCGCGAAGGCGCAGGAGCTGGCGCAGGATTACGCCGCGACCGCGGGTATCGACTATCAGCCACCGAAGACCTACGTCCCGGTGGACCCCGCTCGGGCCACGCGCATCGCTGATGCCTTCGAGCAGATGCCGCATGCGCCTGACGATCCCAAGGTGCAGGCCGCCTACAAGGCGATGATCGACGAGACCGTGGCCCAGATGGACACGGTGCTGAAGGCCGGGCTGAAGATCGAGTTCATCAAGCCCGATCAGGCCGACCCGTACGAGGCGTCACCGCGTCTCGCGCACAAGGATGTCACCGAGAACAATCACCTCTGGGTGTTCCCGACAGACACAGGCTTCGGCAGCGGCGCTGCGGTCACTGCCGAGTATCTCGCAGCGAACCCGTTGCTGGCGTCGACCAAGTTCAACATCGACGGCAAGCAGCTGCTGGCGAACGACGTGTTCCGGATCGTTCACGACTATTTCGGTCACTTCAAGGACGGCAACGGCTTCCGCGCGGACGGCGAGGAGCATGCGTGGCGCTCGCACGCGGCGATGTATTCGCCTGAAGCGCGCAAGGCGATGACCACCGAGACCCGTGGTCAGAACAGCTGGCTGAATTACGGACCGAAGGGCGCCGCGAACCGGACGGCGAAGACCGCCGACACCGTGTTCGCCGATCAGAAGACCGGGCTGCTGCCGGACTGGGTGATGGAGGAAGGCAGGCTCGACCCGACGCCCGGTGTTGCGCCTCCGGTGCGCAACCTGAGCCGCACCACCGAGCTCGATGCATCTCTGCCACCGGCCGCCGCAAAGGCGGTCGACGCCTTTGTCGGTGGTCCGCACAACATGATGCAGCTGGTCGATCAGGGTGGTCTGACCTTCGGCATGATGCGGCCCGAGTTGATGGAGAATGCGTTCTCGAAGCAGCCGACGCCTGAAGGCCTGCAGATCCGGCAGGAGCTCGAGCAGACCTTCGCGCCGGTGCGTGAGCAGCTGCGCAAGATGTACGGCGATAAGCTGAAGCTCTACCGCGTGCAGGACACGGTCGAGCCGGGTGCGCGGCCGCCTCGCAACGTGCTGTCGTTCACCTCCGACAAGAAGTTCGCCACCGAGTATGCCGGCGTGCGCAAGGAGCTAAAGTCGTACAGCGAAGAGGAGATCGCGCGCGCTGTTCGTGACTTCGAGGAGAAGGGCGAGGTCAAGGTCGGCCGCCACACGCTGGTCAACGAGGATGGCTGGGTCCAGCTGTACAGTGGCGGGGAGCCAAACCCGAACAACCACATCACCGGCTACGACAAGGGCGAGAAGGGTGTCCGCGAATACTTTGCGGGGGAGAACGACACCGCGAAGTTCTATGCTGATCGCAACGCTGAGGCGGTGAAGAACCTGAAGACGGTCGACGTTCCTGTCGACGACATCGTGTGGGCCACCGATCGGTTCGGTCAGAACGAGTTCATCGTCAAGACCAACAACGCGGACGGCTCGACCGGTGCGGTGACGCTGTTCTCGAACCGCCGCGCTGTGGTGCTGCCCGGTGAACGCAATCTGCGCGCGCTCGGCAAGCCGACCAAGGGCAAGCAGACCGTCACGCCGCTCGACAAGCTGTCGCCCGAGTACCAGCTGGTGCAGGAGAAGCGCGTCGAGAAGCTAGCGACCGAGATCCCCGGGCTGAAGGGCGTGATGAAATACATGCTGCCCGACGAGCGCGTGAAGATGCGCAGGGACTCGGCTGCGAAGATCGTCGAGATGTTCTCGAACTTCCCCTCGGCCGAGGAGATGGCAGCGGTGGCATTCGCCGGCCGCGCGAAGAAGGGCTGGTACCGCGACAGCGCGCAGTCGCTGGTCGACATCTTCGGCATCGACGATGCACCGCGCTTCGCTGCGCTGCTCGCTGCGCTGTCGCCGCAGAACAGCGTCGAGATGAACGCCTACAACGCGCTCAAGACGTGGACGAACTGGGTTAACGCAGGTCGACCGACCGACAAGGACGCGATCCTGCAGATCATGGGTCGCTCGGTGCAGGGTTCAGGCGGCACGTCGAGCGTGCTCGATGCGTGGAAGAACAACTCGTTCCGCTCGCTGACCGCTGAAGACCCTGCCTCGATCACGCTGTCGGGCCCCAAGGTCAACAGCTTCATGAAGAACCTGCGCGACGAGGTGAACGAGGTCACCAACGACGCATGGATGGCGAATTACGCGAACATTGACCAGAACGTGTTCGGCGGTACCGGCAACTCGCCCGATCAGTTCGGGCAGGTGGTCGGCAAGAGCCCGGGCTACATCGCCATGTCGGCTGCTGTGCGCAACGCGGCCGCGGTGGCGACGAAGAAGACCGGCCAGCCTTGGACACCGGCTGAGATCCAAGAGACGGTCTGGTCGTGGGCGAAAACGATCTACGAAAAGTCTTCAGAGCAGGGTATGACTACGACCCAGATGCTGGCTGCTGGCGGCCTGACGCACGAGCAGATCGCGTCTACGCCTGACTTCGGGGCCCTGTTTGTGACCGGGGTCTACCGCAGGATACTCGAGGAGGGTGGCTATGGCCGACAGATCGAAGAAACCGCAGCCAAAGGAGCCGAAGGTCGACCTGAAGGGGGCGGCCGCGGGCTTGATGCTGGCGATGGAAGGCGAGGCGATGCGCGGTCGGCCGAAGGATCGGGCTTTGCTCAACGCGCTTTCGAGTCCCACCTCCGCCGCGCGGCTGAGCGTCTTGAAAGCCTCCGAGACGAAAGGATCGCGACGCGGGCGAAGCCGGTCGACCAGCAAGCGATAGCTGAAGACCTCGCCGAGCGCTTCGAGGAGCGCGCTGCGAAGCTTGAAGACAACGGGATGTCGCGCGCTGAGGCTGAGGCTCAGGCGCATGCTGACGTCTATGGCGACGACACCTACATCGATGGCGTGAAGGTGCAGCCGGTCGACGGCAACCCGTTCGCTGGCGAGCCGGTGACGCCTGTGGTGGGTGACATCGACTTCTTCTCGAACCGTCGCGCGGTCCTGATCCCGACGGACACGCCGCAGTTCAGGAACTGGTTCGGCAAGAGCGCAGTGGTGGACGCAAACGGCGCGCCGCAACGCCTGTTCCACGGCACGACCGGCGAGTTCGACGTGTTCTCGCCGGAGCGCGCGAACATCGATGGCGATCTCGGCGGTGGCTTCTACTTCACCAACAAGACGGACGACGTTGCGCAGAACTATGCGACGTCGTCTGGCCCCGACATCACGATCCGCATCGAGCGCAAGGCCGAGGACTTCATGAACGAAGACCCGGACATGGACTCGGAGCTTGCCTACGCCCGCGCTCGCGAGGAGATGGGCGTGAAGCACGGCGGCGCGACGATGCCGGTCTACCTGAAAATGGAGAACCCGGTCCGCATCGGCGGCAAGAACGAGACCTTCTTCGACTTCGAGGAGAAGATGGACGCCGAGGGCGAGTACACCGGCGATGTTTCGGGCAAGCTGATGGAGTTTCTCGACGCGCTGCGCAGCCGCGCTGCGGAATACAACGTGCGGCCGAAGGGCGTCGACAACGTCGTCGGCGCCGTCATGGAGAAGGCGATGGACAACAATGGGCTCAGCGCCAGCGAGCTCATGAAGACCGTGAAGAAGCACGACGACATCGTGTACGAGGCTGAAGACGACTACGGCAACCGTGCCGGCAACGAGGTGCTGCGCCTCGCGATGAAGGACATCGGCTTCGATGGCTTCATCGACAGCACGGTGTTCGAGAAGTTCGGCAAGGGCGGCAAGAAGCGGCCGGGCGGCGGGACGTCGTCGGCCGGTATGCACGGCATGTCTCCGGACACGGTCCACTACGTCGTGTTCGAGCCGGGCCAGATTAAGTCGGCGACCGGAAACAGCGGCGCGTTCGACCCGAAGAACCCGTCGGTGCTGTTCGCCAACAAGCGGCCGCTGATCTTCTACTCGGGTGTCGAGCGCGCGGTGGCAGAGCTGCCGCTGAAGAGCGCACCGGCATCGCAGTGGCTTGGCACGCTGAAGAACAAGCAGGGCGTGAAGCAGGAGGAGCTCGACTGGATCGGCCTGCCGCAGTGGCTGTCCGAGCAGAAGGGCAACGTCACCAAGGAGAAGGTCGAGGAGTTCATCGCCAACAACAAGGTCGAGCTGAAGGAGATCCGGAAGGGTGGCGTGCCAGAGAAAGACGTTATCAACCACTTCGGCTTCGACGCCGCCGACTGGGCGTCTAAGTCCGACATGGAAAAGCTGGATCTCTACCAGCAGTACGAAGAAGAGGTTGACTGGAAGTCGCAGTCCGGCGGCCCGACCAAGCACGGCGGCCACCAGATGGACGGCGACAAGACCAACTACCGCGAACTGCTGTTCCAGCTGCCGGGGAAGCCAGCCGAGAAGAAGACGTGGTCCGTCGTACCCAGCGAGGATGGGCGGGTGCTGACCGTCACGCGCAGCGACGGTGTCGAGCAGGGTGTGTGGACGAACGACGGCGCTGACGCTATGCGCGATGCGCAGGCGCACGCCGACCGCCTGACACGCGGTGAGGTCGGCACGATCGGCGAAGGCTTCAGCGTCGCCGGCCACTGGTCCGAGCCCAACGTGCTGGCGTGGGGGCGGATGAACGATCGTGCCATCCCGCGGCAGCTGACGCCGGAGGAGCAGGATGCGGTGGACCTACGCTCGTCTGCCGAACGGCTGATCAACAGCGTGCGTGGGAAGCAGGAGAAGGTCGCAAAGCAAATTCGTGCCGAGAGCGAGGTGGCTGAGCGCGAGCGCAAAGACAACATCATGGCCGACTGGCGGGCGAAGAAGATCACCGGCCCGGTCGCCAACCGTCTGCTCGAGGAGTATCAGGAGCCGCTCACCATCAAGCCGCTGCAGGATCGTCTCGAGAAGCTGCGCCGCGAGGAGGACGCTATCCGCGCTGCGATGCCGGAGGCGCCGAAGACCAGCACCAAGACCCTCTTCATCGAAGAGATCCAGTCCGACTGGCACCAGCAGGGGCGGGAGAAGGGCTACGCCACCGCTCCGGCCCGCAAGGGCACGGTGATGGAGCAGGGCGAGGCCAGTGGCAAGATGTGGTGGAAAATCCAATGGGAGGACGGTGGCTTCTCGGGTGGGTACGAGAGCAGGGCCGCGGCTGAGAACGCGATGGAGGGTCGCGCGAAGATGGACCGCGTCCCCGACGCTCCGTTCAAGAAGTCGTGGCCTGAGCTCGTGCTGAAGCGGCTGATCCGTGAAGCAGCTGACGGCGGTTACGACCAGATCGCATGGACGCCGGGCGAGGTGCAGAACAAGCGCTGGTCGCTGTCGAAGCACATCGACAGCCTGCGCGTCTGGCCTGACGGTGATGGCAAGTATTACTTCGAGGCGCGCAAGGGGCGTCAGGACGTCGGCGCCGATGACGGCAAGGCGTTCACCGACAAGGAGCTTGCCGACCAGATCGGTAAGGAGCTTGCGCAGCGCGCGATCGATGACATCGCCGCGGGTAACGACGCCAACTACTCCGGCCTGCAGCTCGAGGTCGGCGGCTCCGGCATGAAGGGCTTCTACGACAAGATGCTGGTCGACGCTGCGAACAAGCTCGGCAAGCCGTTCGGGGCGAAGGTGACGACGGCTGAGGTGAAGGGCGTGGGCGGCAGCGAGCATGCGATGTCTGGCGAGATGGCGATGGATGCACTTGCTAATCATCCAGACTGGCTTATCCCGCGTGATCGTCGCGAGCGGCCAGAATGGTTCGCCGGTCTCGAGAGCGAAGCGCGCGAGGAGTTATTCCAAGACGCGCGCGCCAAGCTGTACGGCAAGGACCAGAAAGTCTGGGTCATGCCGATCACGCCGGAGCTTCGCGATGCTGCGATCGGCAAGGGTTTCCCGCTGTTTATGCTGGGTGTCCCAGTGGTCCGCGTCGAGCATGACCCGTTCGCCGAAGGGGACAAGGAGCCTGCGCTCCAGCAGTGAGCGCAGCGAATCGTGCTAGCGCTCGAGCTCTGGCGATCCTTGGAAGGGACAACCGGTGGCGATCGAGACCGAGGACGAGGCTCAGAAGCCCGTCATGCACGACGGCGTGAGCGTCGAAGACTATGCGATGTGGGTCAACGGTGACCCGATCGCGAAGATGCTGATGCGCTTCCTCCGCGATTATCGAGATGCCGCGATCCGCGACATGACCGAGGCGTGGGAGAACGGATCACTCACCGAGAAGGCCAGCGACGACATGCGGGGCTACTGCCGTGCGCTGAAGGAGATCACCACGGTCCGCATCCCAGAGATCGCGCAGTTCTACGACAACGAAGCTGCGAGCGCAGTCGCGGCAGAAGAGGCAGAGAGGGCAGAGCTCAATGGACGCACAGACGAAACTGATTAGGAAGACCTCGCTCGGCGCGCAGTATGTGCAGTCGAGCTATGACGGAAAGAACACGTCTCAGGTCGCAGCGCTCGACGACAACGTGCTGATCCTGATCGACGACTCCGTCGAGAAGACTGCCGGCGGGATCCTGCTGACGAACACCTCGCAGGAGCACCACAAGGCGGCGGCTGAGACCGGCGTCGTGGTCGAGGTCGGCCAAGGTGCATTCAAATACACCGCGGATCGCTCGCGTGAGTGGACGGGTCTCCGTCCGCGTCCCGGCGACCGCGTCTATTTCCAGCGCTATGCGGGCCAGATCATCATCGGCACGGATGGCAAAGAATACCGGATGATGACCGACAAATGCATTGCCGGTCTCGATCTCGGTGACGCTGAGAAGCAGAGGAAGGCCAAATGAGCGACGTACACGAGAGGCAGCGCACCTCCGAAGGCGCAGGCGGCGATACCGGGGCAGGTGGTCCCGACATCGAAGGGATGGCCCGGCGCGCAGGCTGGGTGCCCGAGGATGAATGGACGGGCAAGCCCGGCAAGTGGGCGCCGGCCGACAAGTTCCTCGAGCGGATCCTGAGCACCAACCCGGAGCGGCTCGCCGAGCGCTACAAGACGCTCGACGGCAAGCTGGCGTCGCTCACAGCGCAGAACGAGAAGACGCAGAAGACCCTCGAGGACGCGGTCGACGTGCTCAACCAGTTCCGCGAGCACAATGCGAAGACAGCGCAGCGTGCTTACGAGCGCGCGAAGAAGGAGATCGAGGCTAAGTTCGAGCGCGCAGTCGAGGAGGGCAACACGGCTGTTGCGAAGGAAGCCACAGCCGAGCTCGCGGTGATCGAGAAGGAGAAGCCGGTCGTTGCCCCTCCGAAGGAGCCGGAGAAGCCGGCCGCGGCCGCGACGACGAAGAAGGATGACCAGCCTCCGGTCGACCCGGCGGTCGAGCAGTGGGTCAAGGACAATGCCAGCTGGTACAATCCCGGCGGCACCGATCGTCTGACCACCTACGCCGTGTCAGCCTATTCGGAGCTCCGTGGCGACCCTGAGAATGCCGACAAGACGAACAAGGAGCTGCTCGCGATGGTGCGCGAGGATGTGCTCGAGACCTTCGGCGAAAAGTTTCCGGAGAAGTTCAAGGGCCTGAAGGGCAGACGGGCTGCTCCGGTCGGTGATACCGATCTCACCGGCGGCGATGCTGACGACGATTCGTCGACAACGCGCAAAGACGGGCAGCGCGCGAAGCCGCGACCGAAGGGTCAACGCTTCGAGGATCTGCCGAAGGAGGAGCGTGAGGCGTGCATGCGCTTCGAAAAGCAGGTCGTCGGAAAAAACCCTGACGGATCACCGAAGTACCTGCTGACGCGCGATCAATATCTCGCCGATTACTTCGGCTCAGAGCAGTGAGGAGAGACCGCCACATGGCTGCACAGAAAGCGACACCATCACGCGCCACTTCGCAAACGAAACAAACGGTGGTAGAGAATCAGCCACCGACAGCGCAGGCGTCGGCAGCGGCAGGGCAGCAATCCTCCGCACCAGCATCAGGCCACAGTGCCGATGTAGCTCCGATCGAGACCATCACGTCCGATATGAGCCGAGACGCTGCACCGGCAGAGCAGGCAGACTTCCAGCCGCAGAGCCCGAGACAGCGCGTGCCGTTCGGATCATTCGAGATGAAGCTCGAACTGACCCCTCGGCCCGGTTTCCGCCGGCACTGGTTCAACGACAGGCCGGGACGTATCGAGCGAGCTGAGCTTGCTGGTTACACGCATGTCAAAGATGCGAGTGGGAAGCCGATTTCTCGTCCAGTCGGGGTGCGCGATGGGGGTGGTGCGCTCTACGCCTACGCAATGGAAATTCCCCAAGAACATTACGACGAGGATTTCCTGAAGTCTCAGGCCCGTGTCGACGAGATCGACGCCAGCATTCGACAGGGAAAACTTGCGACGAAAGAGGGCGACTCTCGCTACGTCCCGACGAACTCGCCGATCCGTATCGAACACGGAAAGACGGGTCTCTGACAGGCAACAGCAGCGGGGCGTCGTCGTGACACTGGACCGACGCTCCGCAGGCTGACCCTCAAGGTCTCCTGCTCCAAAGGGGGACTTGATGGCAAACCGCGATGCACCTTTCGGCCTTCGGCCGGTGAAGCACCTGAACGGCAACCCGTGGAATGGCAAGGTGCGCCATTACTACGTGCCGGCGACCGACAATACCGCGATCTTCATCGGTGATCCGGTCACCCATGTCGGCGACTCCAACGACAGCGAAATCTACGGCAACCCTCCCGGCTCCTTGCTGGAAGTGACCCGCTCCACCGTCGGCGACGGCAACGCCATTACCGGCGTCGTGGTCGGCGTCGTGCCGGTCACCGCGGACTCGCTCAAGTATCGAGCGGCTTCGACCGAGCGTGTGCTGCTGGTCTGCGACGATCCGAGCGTGGTCTTCGAGATCCAGTCCGACACCACCGGCCTGACCGCCGACAGCATGGGTCTCGATGCGGTGCTGATTGCAACGCACGCCGGCTCCACCGTCACCGGCCTGTCCGGTATGGAGCTCGACACCACGTCGGATGTTCCGGCGGCGGACTCGTCCAACCAGCTGCGCATCATCTCGCTTGCGAAGAAGCAGGACAACGCGCTCGGCGCGTGGGCTGTGGCCGAGGTCTACATCTCGAACCACACCAACGCTCAGGGCAACGTGAGCATCGGCATCGCCTAACGGCATGGGGATGGTTCTGGCGCCGCGAGGCGCCTGAGCCTTTTGGGATCAACAGGGGGATTCATCTATGCCTGCAGGCATCATCAATACCGGTACGCACCCGAAGGCCTTGTGGCCCGGCGTCAAAGCTTGGTTCGGCCTCGAGTACGACAAGCACTCGCCGCAGTGGCCGGATCTCTTCGAGCAAGAGACCTCGGACAAGAAGTACGAGGAAGAGGTCGAGCAGATCGGCTTCGGCATGGCGACTGTGAAGCCGGAAGGTGAGAGCATCACCTACGACTCCGCGTCGCAGGGCTACACCGCTCGCTACACCCATGTCGCCTACGCTTCGGGCTACATGGTCACGCACGAAGAGCGCAAGGACAACCTCTACGAGGCAGTGTCCCGGCGCCGCGCTCCCGATCTGGCCTTCTCGATGCGCCAGACCGAAGAGTACGTGCACGCGAACGTCTACAATCGCGCCTTCACCTCCGGCTACACCGGCGGCGATGGCATCATCCTCTGCTCCGCATCGCATCCGACCGTGTACGGCCTGCAGTCCAACCTGCTGACCAGCGCGGATCTGTCGGAGACCGCGATCGAGGACGCTCTCACGCAGATCGGCAACGCCGTCGATGCGCGTGGTCGCAAGATCAACCTGCAGGGCCAGACCCTGCATGTTTCGACCGCCGACCAGTTCGAGGCGGCTCGCATCATGAAGTCGGTGCTCCAGAACGACACCGCCAACAATGCGATCAACGTGATCAAGGCGATGGGCCTTCTGCCGGGTGGCGTGAAGGTCAACAACTACTTCACCTCGACGACCGCATGGTTCATCCGGACCAATGCTCGCCGCGGTATGCGCCACTTTACTCGTGAAGCCGTGATGTTCGATCAGGACAATGACTTCGACACCAAGAACGCGAAGGCTTCGGTCTACGCGCGCTGGTCTCAGGGCTGGTCCGATTGGCGCGGCGTCTACGGTAACGCGGGCGTCTAAGTTTCGGCGTGGGGTGATCTGGGGGAGTTCGTACGAGCGCCTTCCACTCGTGCGGGCACTGCGCCAAGGAGGAGCGCGCTGAGTTATGGCGGCGCGCTCCTCCAATCTCACCTCGCAACAGTGACCAGCACGGTCGACAAGGGGACGCACGACAATGCCCGAAACCAAGCTCAAGAACGATTACCGGATCACCGGCAACCTCTATGTCGAGGGTGGATCCGAGGGACCGGTCATCGCCGTCGGCGATGCAGCCTACGCATTTCTCGCGGCCAACAGCGGCAAGCCGCATCTGGTCGCCAACGTCTCGGCCGATCGCACCTTCACTTTGCCAGCCGCCGCCGCCGGCCTCGACTTCGAGGTGATCGCCACGGTTGGCGCGGCCGACGGCCACGACTGGATCATCGTGACGCCCGGCAACACGAACTACTTTGTCGGTGCGGTGACGCATCTCGACACGGACGCGGTCGCGGCCGGCATCGAAGTGGTCACTGTTGCGCCGGACGGAAATTCGAACTCCAGCATTCAGGTCAACCTGCCGCAGGGCAACACCCGCCTTCGCTTCATCTGCGACGGCACCCTGTGGTGCATCTCCGGTCAGGTGGTTTCGGTTACGGCCCCGGCCTTCGCCGACCAGTAACTCTTGTGAGCGTGCGTTTCCTCCCTTTTTGACTTAGTGCCCGGGCGTCCATAGGGGCGACCCGGGCGCTCTTTAGCGGGAGCACCCGATGGCAAACACGATCACTGTCACGACGCTGGTCGATGGACCGGTCAATCTGATCCAGCTCGTCAACATCGTTGGCGACGGATCCGGCGAAGAGACCGCGACCATTCTGGTCGACCGCTCCGCTTACGCCCCGACGGACGGCACCAAGCTCACCCTTGAAAAGGTCGAGGGCCTGCTCACCGCGTTCACGGCGAAGCTCCTATTCGACGCCACCGCTGACCTGACCGTCGTGTCGCTGCCGGCGGACGAGATGTTTTGTTACGACTTCCGCTGCTTCGGTGGCGTGTCGTCGAGCAAGGCTGGCGCCGGCTACACAGGCGACCTGCTGATCACGACAGCGTCGCTCGGCGCAGCTGACGCCGGCACGTTCGTGCTCCACATGCGAAAGGGGTAAGCCGCGATGGCGTCGTTCACAAAGTATCAGGACACGGTTCAGCAGTTCTGGACTGCGATCCACAATCTCACCGCCGCCGGGCACACGGTGAAGGCCGCGATCCACTCGGACGCGCCGACTGTGGCGACCGACGACGAGCTCGCCGATCTCACGCAGGTCACTGGCACCGGCTACACCGCCGGTGGCGAAGACACCCAGAACGACATGACGGAAGCCAGCGGCACGGCAACGTGGACTGGCGTTGACGTCGTGTGGACCGCAGGAGCATCGGACTGGGTCGCTGGGCGCTATGTCAGCGTGCACAACGACACCTCGACGACCGACAAGCTTCTGGGTTCGTGGGACTACGGATCCAACTTCACGCTGCTGAGCGGCGAGACGTTCACCGTCGACTTCGGTGCCAGCGTCGCGACGCTCACCTAACCGGAGACCGTCATGGCAAGATCAGCAGAAGCGCGCGATACAATGGTCGCCCGCGTGCAATCGGCCGTCGCTGTATGGCCGACCTTCCTCGACATGCCGGAGGGCCCGTCGCCGAGCGAGGGCACGAAGTTCGTGTTCGCGCCGCTGCGCGCCGAGCCAGCTTCCGGCAACTCCGCCTATGTCGAGGCTCTCTACGAGCTCTCGCATCGCGGTGCCACGCCGGTCGGCCGGGTGAAGGGCGAGGCGACGATCGTGGGGGAGGTCGCGCAGTGAAGCCGCACTCTCTTGCGACCCTCAAGCTGAGCGACAAGCTGAGCCCTTCGCAAGAGGCGGCTCGCTTTGCCGCGCTCGGTCCTATCGCTGCGCGCCACGGGAAGTTTCCGAAGGGTACGGTGCTCCCTGAGACGCAGGTGCCGGCCTGCCCGCGCATCAAGGTTGCTGACCTGCCTGAAGGGTTTCTGAAGGAGACTCACATCGAGGCGCTCGAGCAGAACCAGATGATCGCATCGTGCTGCCGTCATCCGGAGGACCACGACGTCGAGGCGCTTAAGAGCCATCCCGAAGAGCAGGCTCCGGACATTTATATTTTCCACTGCACCTGCGGGCGCAAGCACCGTTTCTTCTGCGTCGGCCGTACCGATGTTCGTCCATCGTGGGGAGCGTCTTGAGTGGCGATTTTCAACCGATGCCGGGTCAACACCGCGACTATTGGTACGGGGACGCTGACGCTCGGGACAGCGACCTCCGGTAAATACTGCACGTTCGCTGAAGGTGGCGTGCCGGATGGCGCGACCGTCAGCTACGTGATCGAAGAGGGTGACGACTTCGAGATCGGGACCGGCGTCTACACACTCTCTGGCACCACACTCACGCGCGCCACGGTGCTGCGATCCAAGATCGCCGGCGTGGCCGGCACGACCAAGATGACGCTCGCCGGTGCTGCCGTCGTCGCGATCTCCGCTATCGCCGAACAGATCGTGCTGGGCCCCGGCGCCGCGGTTACGAACAACAATCTTGTGGCCTTTGACGGCACGTCGGGGGTGCTGGCCAAGGACAGCGGCTACGCTCCGATCGACGAGGACAGCTTCGCGTCCGATAGCGCGACCAAGCTGCCGTCGCAGCAGTCGGTCAAGGCGTATGTCGATGCGGCCTTCACTGCGCTGAAGAACGGTGTGTCTGCGTCGTTCGATACATTGGCTGAGATCGCGACTGAGCTCGCGCTGAAGGCGACGATTGCCTCACCGACCTTCACCGGCACCCCGGCTGCGCCGACGCCTTCGCTCGGCGACAACGACACGTCGATTGCGACCACGGCGTTCGTGCAAGCCGCGAAGCTGACCGTTTCTCCGCTTACCGATGGCGCGACGCCTGCTCTGGACTCTTCGTTGGGGGACATCTTTACGCTCGTCGCCGCTGGCAATCGGACCATCGGTGCTCCGACTGGAAGCCCGGCCAACGGCAAGCGAATTATCATCCGGCACCTTGCATCGGGAGGGGCTCGCACCCTTTCGCTAAATACAGGTGCAGGCGGCTTCAACTTCGGGACCGAGATCACCGGCCTGACCGCGACCGCGAGTGGCACCTACGACTATATCGGCTGCGTCTATAACTCGACGCTCTCGCTTTGGGACGTTGTGGCCTATTCGAAGGGCTACTCGTGATCATCCTCTCTGAAAGGGGCGTCGCAGCCGGCAAGTTCTTTATGCCGATGCGCCGTCGTGAGTGGCTGCAGCCGTCGCAGCGCACCGCGATCTATGGGATCGAGAACAAGACGCACTGGATCGTCAAAGCAAAGACGCACGACGGCGTTCTTGTGTGGAAGGGCACCTTCGCTGATCGTGACGAGTGCGATGCGTTCCTCTATGCGCTCGCGCTCGGCACCCTCAACATCCAGCGACCGTTGTGGGACTTGCCGACCCCGATGTGGCCCGGCCTCGACAGCGGGCTCATCTACAGCTTCGCAAGCGAGACGGTCATCACCACGACGACCGCCTCTTGGGCCATCCCGGCTGACTGGAACAGCGCCAACAATCTCATCGAGGTGATCGGCGCTGGTGGTGGTAGCGGTGACAATGACGGCTCAGCCAACGGCGGTGGCGGTGGCGGCGGCGCCTATGCCTACAAGGCAAACCTGTCCCTCACTGGTGGGGGCACGGCTGCCGTCACGATTGGCGCTGGAGGTGCTGGCAATGCCGCGGGCGCCGCGGGTTCTGCCGGCGGCGACAGCTGGTTCAACGGGGCCAGTCTAGCGGCGTCGTCTTGCGGCGCAAAGGCCGGTGCTGGTGGCTCCAGCTCGACGGCCGCCGGGGGCGCGGCAGGAAGCTGCATTGGTGACGGGGCCTTCAGCGGCGGCGCTGGCGCGGCCAGTGGTGCCAGCGGCTACGGCGGCTCCGGTGGTGGTGGCGCTGCTGGGCCGGGCGGCGCCGGTGGCGCCGGCGGCATCGGGACTGACGCATCGAGTGGCGGCGGCGGCGGCGGCGGCGGCGGTGCAGGCGCCACGGGCGCGGGCGGTGCGGGTGGTGCGGGATCCGGTGGGACCGGCGGCACGGCTGGCGCTGCAGGTGCCGGTGGCGGTGGAGCGGGCGGCGCCGGCGGCAATACGAACTTGGGCGGCGCTGCGGGGTCGGCAGGATCGGTCTGGACTGGCGCTGGTCCGGGCGGCGGTGGAGGCGGTGGCGCTGACACCAATACGAACGGTGCCACGGGCGGCCTCTATGGCGGCGGCGGCGGCGGCGGACGTAAGGCGACTGTGGCGGCGGCGGGACGTAATGGCGTCGTCATTGCGACCTACACCCCGGTGCAAGGGCGCATGTTCTTGGAATTTTAATAAGGGATTCCTCCTATGTCGGGATGGGCGAAGGTTGTCGAAGGTGTCGTAGAGCAGCTCGACCAGCGCAAGGCGTTGGTCGTCAACAATGTGCAATACACGCTGGATGTCTACGCTCTCGCGCTTGCTGGTGAAGCCGGATGGTCGCTCGCTGAGTTGGAGAAGCTTGGCGTCTACCGCATTGTCGAGCCAGAGCATCCCGCAGGGAAAACTCCGACGACGTCGTCTCTCCGGTTTACGGGGACAGCGGTGGAGCGGGTCTACGAATACGTCGACACGGTGGTGCCGAAGGTGTCCGTCGACGACGTTGCGACCGAGCGCAAGCGGCGGCTGGCCCTTGGTTTCGATTACGACTTCGCTGATGCGCGCGGCGTGCACCGCATCGGCACGACCGACACCGACCTGAACGGCTGGGACGAGGTCAGTCAGATTGCGCAGGTCGCGATCAACCTCGGGCAGCCGGCGACGGAGATCCAGATCGTCACCGACACCGGGCCGGTTGCTGTGACCGCGACGGAGTGGCAGAGCGTCCTCCTCGCAGCCGGCGCGCATCGCCAGCCACTGTGGGCGGCGTCTTTCGCGTTGCAGGCGACGGACCCGATACCGGCTGACTTCGAAAACGACAAATACTGGCCGGCATCCAGTCCCGGCCCGGGGTGATAGATGAGCGGCTTCTCGAGCGTTGGCGAATTTCCGGTAGCCGCAGACTTTACGCCCGCCGTTGCGAACGTCATCGACGCGAGCGGCGGCGTGTTCTCGTTTTCGGGAACAGCCGCCTCCCTTGAGCTCGGTTATGAGGTGGCAGCCGATGCCGGGTCGTTCGCTGTAGCCGGTACTGACGCTGCGCTCCTCAAGAAGATCACCGCCATCATGGGCGGCGGTTCGTTCGCAGTCTCAGGCACAGCTGCGGCTCTGAGAGAGACGAGCCGGCTGGTGGCTGATGCGGGGGCTTTCCTCTTCACTGGGACCGCTGCGCAGCCCGAGGTTGGGCACAAGCTCCCGGCGGATGGCGGCTCGTTCGCGTTCCTCGGCTCGATCATCACCTTCGGAGACGCGACCCGGGTCTTGTCCCCTGACGCCGGCTCGTTCCTGTTCACCGGCACTGATGCGTTTCCGAAGCGTGATCAGATCCTGTCGGCAGACGCTGGAGCTTACGTTTTTTCTGGGCAGGTGGTCACCTTCCTGAGCGGCGAAGTGTTCTTCGTCGACGCGGGCGAGTTCTCGTTTGACGGCAGTGCTATAGATTTCGAGCGGGTGATTCCGCCGTTCACTGGCATCCGTCGCCCCCTGCTGGTTCGTCGGAGCGATGGCCGGGCGATTGCTTACAGATGGCGCGGGGCGCCGACGAGGTGACCAATGGCCGACCTCTACAGACCGGGTGACCACTACACGACCTGCGACCGCACCGGGTTCAAGGTGCGCGCGAGCGAAACTAAGGTCGAGTGGACCGGCGCGCGCGTGCGCAAGCAGAGTTGGGAAGCCCGCCACCCGCAAGACTTCGTGCGCGGCCGCAAGGACAACATGGCAGCTGACGGCTACCAGCCTGTGCCGCTGCTGATGGGGCCGCTGCTGACCGAGACGACGGCGGCCGCTGCGGCTGGTGCCTTTGCTATTGTCGTCACCGATACGGCCCGCTTCGAGGCTGGTGACGCCATCGGCTTCGCTCTCCGCAGCGGCGACATGCATCGCGCTATTGTCGGGGGAGTCACGGCCGCGACCTTTACGCTGAGCCTCACGACACCGCTTCCGGACAGTGTCCCGGTTGGTGCCGTCGTCATCAACTACAGCGCGGTGTCCGCACCGCAATACGGGTGAGGTAGATGGCAACATCAGGCACGACATCATTCCAGACCACGCGAAACGAGATCATCAAGCACGCAGCTCGCCTGTGCGGCGCGGTGCGGCAGGGTGAGAGCTTGGGCGCGGCGAAGTTTGCCGAGTTCGACTACATGCTGAACGCGATGGTCAAGCACTGGGAGGGCGACGGGCTCCATGTCTGGACTGTCGCCGAGGGAGTGCTGATCCCGCAAGCAGATCAATCGAGCTACATGACGTCGGTGTCGACCGACAGGTTCGCGCTCGACAGCGACTTCTTCGTCTCCGAGTTGGCCGCGGCGACAGCGGCCGGCGGCACCACGCTGACGATCGATGACACGAGCAACGTCGCGGTCGCCGACAAGGTCGGTGTGGTCCTGAGCGACGGCTCGGTGCACTGGTCGACGCTGTCGTCGAAGACGTCGGAGGTTCTGACGATCGCGGACGCGCTCACTGGTAACGCCTCGGTTGTGGCGCCGGTGATGTCGTACACGAATGCGCTGCCGGCTCCGATCAGGGTGACTGACGCCCGTCTCTACAATCTGACGTCTGGGTCCATCACCCCGATCGCGGTAGAGGCTCGTCTCGGCTTTCGCGCGCTGTCGCAGCCGAACGCCAGCGGCCGCATCTCGCAGATCTTCTACGACAAGCAGGCTCAGTACGGGAAAATGCAGGTCTGGCAGGTGCCGGACGTGATCGATGACGTGGTCAAGTTCACGCACTGGCGACCGATCGAGACCTTCGAGGCGTCCGGCGATAACCCGGACCTGCCCGAACAGTGGACGCTGTGTCTCGGCTTCAATCTCGCCAAGCTGATGGCCGTCGAGTACGGGCTCGGCGAGAAGCGCTTCGCGATGATCGTCACGCAGGCCGACCAGCTGCTGGCCGACGCGAAGAGCTTCTCCCGCGAGGTTGAGGCTGTGCACTTCGGCGTCGACATGAGGGACTGATCGATGGCTGACCCGACGCAGATCCAGTTCGGCATTCACAGCTACCGCAGCAAGTCGCTCCAGATTTCGAGCGAGCGCTGCCTGAATATGTATGCCGAGAAGCAGAACGCCCGGGCGAAGTCGCCGGTGACGGTGCGCGGGGCCCCGGGCATTGTCGAGTTCGCCCAGTGTGGGAACGGCCCGATCCGCGCTCTGCACGAGTTCGACAACACGCTTTACGCGGTGTCTGGCAACTTCCTCTATTCCATCTCCTCGGCTGGCGAGGCGACACAGCTCGGGGGGCAGATCTCTGGCTCCGGCTTAGTGTCGATCGACGACAACAGCGAAGAGATCGTGATCGTCAACGGCTCGCAGGGCTATATCTACGACACGCTATCCGGCTTTCGCCTGATCACCGACATCGACTTTCACGCATCGAACTCGGTGACGCAGATCGACGGGTTCTTCCTGTTCGCCCGGGATGACACCGGCGAGATCTTCATCTCCGACCAGCTCGATGGCGAGTCTTACTCGGACTTCTTTGCGACAGCGGAGTCGAAGTCCGACGACATGATCGCGGTCTACAACAACCTGCAGCTGGTCTACCTGTTTGGAAAGCGCACGACCGAGTTCTGGCAGAACGTCGGCGCCGCGAACATGCCGTTCCGTCGTATGCCGGCCGGCGTGCTCAACCGCGGCATCATCGGACCGCGCGCGTTTGCATCTGAAGACAACACTGTGTTCTCGCTGGGTGACGACAAGATCGCCTACAAGTATGTCGGCTCGAAGGTTGAGCGCATCTCGACGACCCCGATCGAAGAGCATTGGGAGTCGATGGGCGATATCTCCGACTGTGAGATGCTCGGCTACACCTTCGAGGGTCACAAGTTCATCGCCTATACGTTCCCAACGGCAAATGAGACGTGGGTCTACGACATCTCGACCACGCTGTGGCACGAGCGCTCGTCGCGCACACCGACCGGCATCGACATCGGCCGGTGGACAGGATCATGCGTCGCGCCCGCCTACGGCAAGACCTTCGTCGGGGACTCTCAGTCCGGCCGCATCGGTTATCTCGACCGATCTGTCTTCACCGAGTTCGGCAACCAGATCATCGGCGAGATCGGCTGCCCGCCGTTGCAGGGTGGCGGTCGCTACACGACGATGCCGTGGCTTGTGCTCGACATCGAGACTGGCGTTGGCCTCACCGAAGGTCAGGGCTCCGACCCGCAGATCATGCTGAGCATCTCGGATGATGGCGGCCGCTCATACTCCGGGCCTGAGATCTGGGCGTCGATGGGCAAGCGTGGCGAGCACCTGACGACGGTGCGTTTCGGCCCGCTCGGTGGCTTCTACGAGCGCCACATGAAGCTGGTGATGTCAGACCCGGTGCGGCGCACGATCATCGCGGCTTATGCGCCTGACATGGAGGTCGGCCTGTGACGACCATGAACGAGCCGCTCTCGCTGCCGTCTGACATCGTCCCTATTATCGACCCCGACACCGGCATCCTGACCCAGTACGGCGTGCAGCTGCTGTCGGAGTGGCGCGACTTCATCAGCGGCATGGCGCGGGTGATCCCATGCGATGCAGCCGGGACGGACATCATTTCGCTCACGCCGTTCGCGACCGCGCCAAGGCCGAAGCGCTACAATTCGTATGACATCTACGCCGCCAAGGCCGCGGCCACGTCATCTGGGCTCGTCACGGCGACCGTTGTGCCCGAGATCGGCACCCTCGCAACACTCAAGGTTTACAAAACGGACGGGGCCGCGCAGGCGACGGTTGGTGACGTGGTGGCCGATTCGCTGTATCTGTTCGTTTATGCCGACTATCTCGACGGTGGGGTCGGCGGATTCGTTCTGAAATAGCCTTCGGGGGAAGGATTGGGGATGGGCGAGCCCGCTGCAGCGCAGGGGAGTGTTGAGACTCAGCCGCTTTCGGCCATTCACGAGATGATTGGCTCGATCGAGCGGGTCTACGACAGCGCCCTGATCAACAAGATCGCCAATATCCCCGACGTCCAGCGCTGGGTGCGCGGTTACGCGGCTGTGCCGCTCGACATGAGCGCCGTGGTCGCAAACCCGGAGAACGTCCTGCTGACCGGGCAGCATGGCTGCATGCTTTACACTCCGAAGCTGCCGAACATCTTCGAATGCCACACGCTGATCGCGCCCGCAGGGCGAGGCGACTGGGGCAAGCGATTCGTCCAGTCCTGCATCCACCTCATGTTCACCCGCACCGATTGTCTCGAGATTGTGACCAAGATCCCGAAGGGCAATCTCGGCGCGCGCGTGATGGCGAAGCTCTGCCATTTCACGCCGGAGTTCGTGCAGCGGGATGGCTGGGTGCTCGACCTCGATCCGATCCCGGCGGAGTGGTTCTCGTTGCACATCCAGAACTGGATGCGCACGGCGCCGGGTCTGCGCGAGCGCGGTGTGTGGTTTCACGACCGCCTCGAGGCCGCGTTCAAGCGCATGGGGCGCGTGGAAGAGAACCATCCCGACGACGAAGTGCACGACCAGTATGTCGGCGCAGGTGTCGAGCTGTTGCTCGGCGGCCAACTCGCGAAGGCCGCGGTGTTCTACAATCGATGGGCATCGATGGCGAATTACAAGCCGATCGAGATCGCCTGCCCGAACCCCCTTCTCGTCGACATCGGCTCGGCTGTCCTTCGCTTCGGCGATGACAGCTTCGATGTCCTCAAGCTGAAGTAAGGAGCTCTCATGCCCGTTGGTGCAGCGATCGGAGTGGCCGGCGGACTTGCGAACGCCGGCATCAATTACTTCGCGTCTGGCAACGCTGCGGAAGCGCAGCAGGCTGCCGCTGCTCAGCAGCAGCAGATGCTGCAGCAGGCATGGAAGCGCAGCAAAGGCTACCTCGAGCCGTATTCGAAGGTCGGTACCGGCGCGATGCAGTCGCTCGGTGCGCTCTACGGTATCGGCAAGGACGGCCAGCCGACCTCCGAGGGCGCTTACGGTCCGGAGGCGATGGCGGCGTTCGAGCGTTCGCCGGATTATGCCTACGCTCGCGACAGTGCGATGCGCACGCTCGGCTTCTCGAACTCTGCATCTGGCATGCTGAAGTCGAGCGAGCATCTTCGCAGCGCGACGACGCTAGCGAGCGGCCTCGCGACGCAGAACTTCGGCAACTACACGAACGCGCTGCGCGGTCTCGGTGGCTGGGGTCTCGATGCATCGAAGTCGCTCAGCCAAGCGGCACTGGGGATGGGCACCGCCGGCGCGACGGTGGCGGGCAATGCCGGCAATGCTGAAGCTGCAGGCATCATGGGTCAGGCCGGCGCGCTCAACAGCGGCATCAACTCGGTGACCAATGCGCTGACGAGCTACAACTCGCTGAACCGAAACAACTCGGCGTACCAGCCGTTCGCGACCGGCGCTGACAATACGGCGAACCCGTACGACATCGGCGGCGCCGGGATCCCGCTCACGCACGGCAATCTGAGGATCAACTGATGGCCGACGGCAATCTCATTCCGCTGATGTTCGATCGCGTGAAGCCGATCGCGCTTGGTGACGCCTACCAGCAGGCTGAGCAGATCCGCGGCCTACGTAATCAGAACGCCGAGACCGAAGACCGCCGCAACGCGCTGCAGGATTACAGCGCGCGTCAGCAGTCCGGCGACCCGCGAGCAGCTGAGGCGCTGAACGCGCAGCCGCAGGCGCTGCTGCAGATCACGGCCGCGCGCAACTCAATGTCGCAGGAGCAGCGCCAGAAGTTCGACTTCGACATGGGCCACCGCGCGCGCTTCGCGATGGCTGTCGGCTCGATCCCTGAAGGGCCGGGCCAGCAGGAGGCGTGGAACAACGGTCTGCGCGATCTGCTGCAGGTCGGTGCGATCACCCGCGACCAGTTCTCGAACCTGAACGGCAAGCCGGTCAACCCGCTGCTGCTGCGGCAGTACCAGATGATGGGCGGGATGGACTTCGTCAGGCTGGCGCGGACGGACGCTGCCTCGGAGCGCAATGCGGCGAACTTCCGGGCCGCGGACGGCGCGCCGGCACCTCAGCAGCCGCCCGCAATGGCTCCTCAGCAGGCCCCGGCGATGGCTCCGGCCGCTGCCCCGGGTAACGTCCCGGCTGCGATGACCCGCCCGCAGGCTCAGCCTGCCGCTGCTGCTCCGGGGCTCGCCCCGGGCGTCATGCCTACCTCGCCGCTGAACCCCGCGCCTGTGGCGGCTCCCAGCGCGCCTGCGAGCCCTTCTGGCGCATGGCCGGTGGCGGCCGACGTCCCGCAAGGCGTTTCCCCGGCTCAGCCGGCGGTTCCTGCGGCTCCTGCGGCTCCTGCGGCTCCTGCCGCGGCTCGACCCTCTGGCGAGGAGGGGCAGCCCGGCGTGGCGCTGCCTCCGGGCGTGGCTCTGGCCGACATGCTCCCGGGCAACCCGCGGACCCGGCAGCAGCTGCGCGCGGCCGAGCAGGCGATGATGGACCCCTACACTGGCGAGGCGCAGCGCAAGTTCGCCGAGAAGGTGTTCGAGCGCGCGTCGAAAGAGCTGGAGATGACGCCGGACCAGAAGGAATACACCACCGACATGGTGCAGGCGTCCAAGCTGGGCCGACCGTTCGTGCCGTTCGGTGACTGGCTGAAGGACCAGAGCGCGAAGAAGGCGACCAACGTCAACCAGATCGTGGAAGCTGCGGGCAACCGCAAGTTCACCGAGATGATGCTGACGCGCTATCAGGAGTCGCAGTCCAAGGCGCACGAGGCGGCGTCGACGATCAATATGTACGAGACGATGGACAAGCTGCTCGACAATCCGTCGGTCTACACCGGCACCGCGGCTGGCGCCGTCACCGAGCTGAAGAAGGCTGCGACGACGCTGCTCGGGATCCCGACGCAGGGTCTTGCGCCGGCCGAGGTCGCGCGGAAGATCACGAGCGAGCTGGCGCTGCAGTTCAAGAAGCAGTCGACGGACACGAGCACGTCGACGTACGAGAGTCAGGTCTACGATCGCATGTCGGTCGGCCTCGACGAGTCCGCGGACGGCCGCAAGCTGATGATCCAGCTGCGCGTCAACGATCTCGAGTACCAGAAAGAGGTTGCGAAGATTTACCGCAAGAACCTCGACCCGAAGACCAAGGAGATCAACCCGCAGGTCGACGAGGACTTGCTGGAGCTTGCCGCCAAGCGCCGCGAGCGGCTCGGCGTATTCCTCGAGAAGGCGCAGGAGATCGCATCGCGGCAGCCGCAGCCCTCGCCGGTCGCCGGCCTGCCGAAGGTCGACCCGGGCAAGGCGCTTGATGACGTCCTGAAGAGACTGACGCCGGGGCAGCGATAATGGCTGACAATCTCGATCTGATCTCGCAGCACGTCCGCACCATTCAGGAGAAGGGCGGCACGAAGGAAGACGTGTCCGCCTATCTCGGTCAGGTCGGCGTGCAGCCGGAGCAGCTGCTCGCCCATCTCGATCGCCCAACGCCGGTAGCGAAGGCGCTGGGTGCAGTGAAGGACGCCGGCTCCGCCGTGGTCGAGAGCGTCGTCGGCAAGCACGATCCTGCCAACAAGGATGTCCCGGGCTTCCGGTTTCAGGACATCTCCGACCTCGACATCATCTCGAAGATCGAGCGCGGCAAGCTCGTGACCTATGACGACAAGGCCTACAGCGGCATCATCAAGAAGGCGCTCGGCAACAAGTTCATGCAGTCCCACAAGGACGCGAACGGCAACGAGATCATCTCGTATCTCGGCGACAGCGGCGACGTCGTGCGCACCTACGTCAACAAGCCGGGTCTCGAGTACAACGACATCGACCGCGCGATCGCAGGCTCAGTCCCGTTCCTCGCAACCGGTGGCCCTGTCGGCGCGGCCGTGCGTGGTGGCGGTCTGATGGTGCGCGCCGGCGCTCAGGCTCTGACCGGTGCGGCCACCAGCCTCGGCGCCGATGCCGCGGCCAGCCGCATGGGCAGCGAAGAGGGTATCGACCTGACGCGCGCCGCCGTCACTGGTTTGTCGGCCGGCGTATTCGAAGGTCTGTCGGGCCCGGTCGCGAATGCTTGGCGCTCCCTGTTCACCGAGCGCCGCTACATCAAGCCGGACGGGTCGCTGACGCAGACCGGACGCGAAGCTGCTGTGAAGATGGGTCTCGACCCGGTCGACATGGATCAGCGGCTGGCGACGAACCTCGGCAAAGACCTTGCGCGCGCGGCTGATCCTGAAGAGGTTGCTGGCAAGGCGCGCACCGGCGAGTTCGGCATCGCGACCACGAAGGGTCAGCGCTCGAAGGATGCGACGCAACTCGGCGTCGAAGAAGAAATGCGCCGCGGCCTGATGGGAGAGAAAGCTCAGGGCATGATGAAGACCTTCGACGAGGAGCAGAAGCGCTCGGTCGAGGGTGCGGTGTTCGACAAGGTTGGCCGCGAGATCGCCCCGGAAGCACCGGGTCGCGAGAAGGCGACGCTTGGGGCTTCGGTGCGGGACGGCGCGCAGTCCGCGGAGCGCAGCCTCGGCGAGGTTGAGAACCGGCTGTGGGGCGAGGCTGGGCCGATGTTCCCGCGCGAAGAAGGTCTCGCGTTACTCGCGCCGCGCGTCACGACAGAGCTGAAGGCCGGCAACATCTGGCCGAAGCCCTCGACGCCGGTGCAGAACCAATTCCCGAACACGAACTCGATGCTCGACATCCTCAACCGTTACAAGAGCGGCACGATCGAGGAGGCCGAGCTGCCACTGATCGGTCGGGGCAACTCCAGCATCTTCATCGACGACGTCCGCCGCACGCTGCTTGGCTATTACAAGGGCGCGCAGCGCGGCAGTGTCGACGAGAAGGCGGCGCGCTCGGTTTATAATGGCTTCAACAAGTGGATCGACGACCTCGCGGACAATGCGCAGCTGGTCGGCGAACCCGGCGCTGCTGCTCGCCTGAAGGCGGCGCGCGGCTTCACCAAAGAGGTCAAGGAGCTGTTTGAGCCCGGTGGTGCCACCTCGCCGGCGGCGAAGCGGATCGCGACCGTGATGGATGATGCGACCAGCCCGGAGGAAGCGGTCAGCGCTCTGGGTCTCGGCACCACCAACAAGATCCTGCCCGGCCAGTATCAGGCGCTGCGGCACATGAAGACGATCCTCGTCGACCACGGCGAGAAGGAGGCGTGGGATAGCGTGCGCATGGCGCACTGGGCTGGGCTCGTCACCGACAAGCGCGGGCAGACCCTGTCGCCGGCGATGATCCGCAACAACATCGACAGCATGTTCGCAAACCAGCAATCGGTCGCTGGCGTGCTCTACACCGACGCCGAGCGCTCCATGATGAAGCGCCTGTCGGTCGCGCTCGACGATGCGACGTTCAAGCCGCCGAACCCGTCGGGCACCTCGTACGAGCTGGAGCGGATGCGGCAGAAGTATTCCGGCAACGACAGCATGGCCAAGACCTTCATGCAGACGCAGTCGAAGCGGGAGCTATTTTCCAAGCATAACGTGCTGATGTCGCGAATCTACGGAATGATCGCTAAGAAGCTTCCTATCAACCCGGTTGGCGCCAAAGAGGCGGCGGGCGGGAAGGTCGCAGAGCGGGCCATCAGTTCGGATGTCACGCGGAAGCCGGCAACATCGCTCGGGGGAGTGGGTGCCGTGATCGGGGCAGAGTTCGACGACTAGTAGCTCCGATCTCTCGCGTTTTGGGGGATAACGATGGCTCAGCGATTTCAAAACCCGTTTCCGGAGTGGATTGCGCACACCGTTGCGCGCCTCGAAGGGTATAAGCTGTTCTTCTACGCGAGCGGCACCTCGACCAAGCTCGACACCTACAAGGTGGCGGCACTGACCGGCGGCCAGCAGAACAACAACCCAATGGTGCTCGACGAGTTCGGCCGCCCCGAGTTCTCGATCTTCCTGCAGAACGTCGATTATAAGGTCATCCTCGCGACCCCGACGGCCGCTGACCCCCCGACCGGTAGCGACATCATCTGGACCGCCGATCCGGTGCGCGCGTCCGACTTCGCGTCGTTCCCGATCTTCACCATCGGATCCGGCAACCCGACCGGCTCGGTCGCCGGCACTGCCGCATCGTCTGGTGTCCAGCCGACGATGTACTGGGACTACACCAACAACATCCTTTATGTCTGCACCACGACAGGCGCTGCCGCTGACGCGGTGTGGACCGCGCTCAACCAAGCATCGACTGTCGCGGTGCCGCCTCCGCAGGGACGGCTGACACTGGCCTCCGGAACGCCGGTGATGACTACCAGCGCCTCGGCCGCGACGACGGTCTATTACGCGCCGAACGTCGGCAACCTCGTACCAATCTACAACGGCGCGACCTTCAGTGCGACGGAGTTCACAGAGCTGTCGCTGACGCTGGCCTCCCAGCATGTTGCGAACGCGATCTACGACATCTTCGTATTTTCGAACTCCGGCGTGCTCACGCTCGTCACTGGCCCGGCTTGGGCGACGGCTACGGCTGGCGCTGGTGCGCGCGGCACCGGGGCTGGGACGACGCAACTCACTCGTGTCCGCGGTCTCTTGACCAACGCGGTGTCGATGACCGGCCGCAACGGCGCGACCACCTATTCTATCGGCGCCAACCTCGCGACCTATCTCGGCTCCATTTTCATGGACGGTTCGAACGGTCAGGTGACCTGCAATATGGCCTACGGCCAGTCACGCAAGTGGGGCCTGTGGAACGCCTACAATCGTGTCCCGATTGTCATGCAGGCGGGTGACGCGACGGCAAGCTGGACCTACAACACCGCCACCACCCGCGCATCTCGCGGCGATAGCACGAACAAAATCACGACATTCTTTGGACTGGCCGAGGAGCCTGTCTCCCTGAGATTTAATCAGCAGGTCGCCCATGCCTCGACGACCAACGAAATGGGTATTGCGATCGGGCTCAACAGCACCACCACCCCATCCGGCCTTGCCCCCGTTTTCGACATCGACTCCAGCAGAAAAGCGACTCTCACCGCCGTCTTCGTTGATACTCCTAAGCTCGGCATCAATGCCTACCAGATGCTCGAGAAGGCCAACGGATCCGGCACCACGACGTTCTCTGGAACGTCGGCATCAATGGTTATGACGGCAGACTTCCGCGCCTGACGCTGGCGACCACCGGGGGGATTATGGGGATGGTACGATCGACCTGCTTCTCACTCGCTGTCGTGGCGTCGCTCAGCGCGCCGGTCCACGCTCAGACGACGATCGGTGCTCCGTATAAGGAGGCGCAAGCCTTCGTATATTCGATGACCGGTCTGTTCGGTCAGGCCGGCGGCTTCTCCGCCGGAGTGTTCAAGGTCACGCGCGATGCGGTCAAAGAATATCCGTGGCTGCGCGGGTACCTGCGCGCCCACTACGAGTGGCGCTCGGTCTATGCGACCGCGAAGGCGAACTACCTTGCCACCGGCAAGCCTATCATCCTGATCGGCCACTCGCTCGGCGCCGACAGCGTGTGGCGTGTCTCGCACGCGCTGAAGGCTGACGGCATTCCGGTGGCGGCGGCATTCTCTTACGACCAGACGCGGTTCTCGGCACCGTGCGTGCCGGGAAATGTGATCGCTGCAGTCGGCTTCACCCGCGGTTACATCGACGCCTTCGGTGGCGGCAGGCCGCGCCTGTGCGATGCGCTGCAGAAGACAGACCTCGAGAACCACACTATCCCCGGCGGCCACACCTACATCGACGATGCGCCGGATGTTCACGCCGCGACCCGCAAGCATATCGGCGAGGTCGCCCACATGATCGTTGAAATGAACGGAGCGCAGTGATGCCGCTTAAACTCACTGCGCCTGCGATGCGCGCTATGTTCCCGGTCGCGCCGCAGCCGATCATCAACGCATTCGTCGCCAAGCAGGGCGTGCTCACCAAGGTCGGTCTCACGCTGACCCGGCAGCGTCTGGCGTGGGGCCTCGCTCAGGTCGAGCACGAGTGCAACGGCTTCTCGATCCCGAACCTGACGGAGAACATCGGCTACACGCACGAGCGGATGGCTGAGGTCTGGCCGAACAGGTTCTCTTCGGCTGGCGATGTCGCTCGACGGTTCGGCACCGGGCCGGGTTGGCAGAAGAAGGCCTTCGACGAGATCTACGGCGACCGCATGGGCAACCGGCCGGGCACGTCCGACGGCTCGACCTTCATCGGCCGCGGCGGACCGCAATGGACCGGGCGCGACGGCTACGAGGCGCTGGCGCGGATCCTGCCGACGCTCAACCCCAGCATTCCGAAGCTGACTGCGGAGCAGGCCATCGCCTATGCGGTGAACCCGGAATATCAGCCGGAAGTCTGCGCAGCATTCTGGGCGTGGAAGGGGCTCAACGCCTTCGCTGATCGCGGCGACTGGCTAGGTCTCGTCAAGGCGTGGAACGGCGGCACCAACGGCATGGCCGACCGCAAGGCTCGGCTCGCCGGCAACGACCCGCACATCAAGCGCCTCGAGCTCGCAGAGAGCATCAGCGCCGAGGTCAGCAAGCTGCCCGGCCAGCCGAAGCCGCCGGTGCCGCCGGCGACGACCAAGGACAAAGCCACAGCAACCGCCGGCGCCGTCATTGTCGGCGGCACGGCCGCGTCAGGTGCCGGCTGGTTCTGGGAAAGCTACCTCGCCGCAGGCCTGTCGTTCGGCATCATCGCGATGCTGACGGCGACGATGATCATCCTTTGGAGACGCCGCTCATGACCATCCTATTCATCCTGTTCGCGCTCACTGCGTTCATCCTGTTCTGGGTCGTCATCGGCCGCCAGTGGCTGAAGAGCAAGCCGTGGTCGGCCGGCTTCTTCGCGAAGATCGAGCCGATCGAGATCGCGCTCTGGAGCAAAAGCGAAACCATCCTCTGGGCGCGCTTCCTGTCGTTCCTGATGGCGCTGTCTGGCGGGCTGACGTGGCTCGGCGCGATCGACGTGTCGCCGCTCTACATCCTGCTGCCGGATAAATATCACCCGTATCTTGCGGCGCTTCCGTTTGTAACGGTCGCGCTGCTCGGCGTCGTCAACGAGATCCTACGCTGGCAGACCACGAAGCCAGTCGAGATCGTTGCTGTCCCTGACAACGCGCCGCCGGCGGTTGCCACCGCGATTGCAGTCGCGGAGGCAGCGAAGATCGAGGCTGTCGCCGAGATCAAGATCGAGAAGCAGATCGGGGCCCTGTGATGCTCTCAAAGATCATCGCATCCATCAGTGGCGACCTGCTCAACAAGCTGATCGGTCCGTTCACCGAGATCTTCAAGTTGTATATTAACAAGCAGATCACCGAAGAGCAGCTGCGCACCCAGCTGATGCAGGTCTTGCTGACGTCGGTCACCGAGATCGAGAAGGCGCACGCCGAGTCGATCGCGAAGACCTACGCGACCTTCATGCAGACAGCGCTGCAATCTCCGCCGCTGATGATGCTGCTGATCGTCACCGCATATTCGCAGCTTGTGGTGCTGCTATGGCACCAAATCGGCATTCCGGCGTTATGCTATTTCATCGGCACCAAATCGTGCTGGCCATCGTCGGGAACGACCGTCGACTGGTCTTATGCCCTCCTTGCCGGGATCCTCGGCTTCGGCGTCGTCTTGCAGCGTATGGGTCCAGCCAAGCTGGATATTGATAAGCTGAGGTCTGCTCTCGAGCAGAGGCGGGGGTGACGGAGTGGTTGGAAATGAGGACCAGCATCCTCTTTCTGAGGACGAGATCAAGGCATTGCGCGCCTTGCTCGAAGCAGAGAGGCGCATGACATGGCTACGATCGAACATCCGCGTGTGGGTGACGTACATGGCCGGCGGCGTGCTGACGGGCTTCGCGGTGTGGAAGGCGGTCTCGGAATACGTCCAAATCAGGGTCGGAATCCGGTAATGAAGACCGAGATCTTGGGCGTCGCCAGAACATGGTGGTGCCACTTCAGCGCCGCGTCTGTGGCCGCGTTCATCATCGCGCCGTTGACCTTCATGGCGCTGGACCGCGAGGAGCCGGTTGTCATCAAGAGTCAGCGGCTTGAAGGCGACATGGTCCCGGGCGGGAAGGTGCTCCTGATCTGGGAGGCACAGTCGACGCGCCAGTGCGACGGCATCGCGCGCCCGCGCATCATCTCGTCTACAGATATCGTCTACGACTACGACGAGCGGCCGACCGTTATCAGAGGGTCCGGACCGGAGGCGGGACGCTACGCTCTGGAGTTCGAGTTGCCGAACAGCATCACGCCGGGGCCTGCCCGACGGGAGGTCACTGTCTCCTACACATGCAACGTCCTGCAGCGCGCGCTGAACTGGCCGATCAAGGCGAGCCGCGAGCCGCTGCACTTCACGGTCCTGCCACCAACAGGGGGGTGATTATGTTTGCGGTCATCGTCGAGAATGCCAGATCTATCGGTGCGGTCCTCGCCTGCTGCACAGCGCTTGGTAGTGGGTACGTATATGTCGACGGTCCGATCCCGGCGACCAAGCAATACGTCATCGCGCAGACTCGCAGTCTCAGCTCAGCGGTGATTGATAACCAGCTGCAGACCAACGGCATCGAGCGTCGTCTGCTGCGCAAGGAGAGGTTCGACCGCGGGCTCGAGTTGGAGAAGGCGCAGGAACCGCACGTTCGATCAATCCTGCAGCAGCGCGTCCAGCAGATCGACGACGATCTGGATACGGTCACCAAAGAGCGACACAAGCTCGAAGCTGAAAAAGCCAGTAACAAGTGACCAAAGAAAAAGGCCCCAGCGTTTCCGCTGGGGCCCCGGTCCGCCGCGCTTAGAACCCCGATTAATGCCAGAACGCGGCAACAGCCATCATGCCCATCAAGATTGTCGCCGCTGCGACGATATAGGGCTGGGCTGCGGCGGCGCGGCGGTCCCACTTGTCGGAGTCGTACGGCATGGTTCTCGCCCGATTAACGCTGTCCGAGTTTTTCGACGGCCGGAAGCGTTTGTGAAATTCTGGCGCGGATGTTCATGAGGTCAAACGAAAGACCCTGATCCCCTACCGTGTCGGCAACTTCAACGGCGCGGTTTAGGCTGTCGATTGCGGAGGCCATGAACGCGCTGATTGTGGCTTCGGCAAATTTCATGTCGTGCTTCATGGTTTTCGTCCTAGTACCCAAAAAGATGGCGCCACAGCACTATCCACGGCGCAAGTACCGCGAACACCGGGGCGGCGACGAGAATTAGAGCGGCGGGCGCTAGAATGATGAGACCGGCGAAACCGGCTGCGTTTTTGAGTGTCATTGGTTGCGTCCTATCTCCGCAATTCGCGGCTGGCCTTGATTGCCTCAGCGCGGTCCAGAATCTCGTCTTCCTCTTTCCGGAGGCGCTCGGCACGTATGCGGGCGATTTCCTCCGGCTTGCGGCGCTGCAACCCCATGCCGAACGAGCCGTTACATCTGCCGCCTTGGCATTTGGACAGGTTGCCGCCGCAATGCGTGCAGGGCACCGAGTGCGAGACCATTTCCCATTCGTCTGGGTCGTGCTGCATCCACATGGTCAATTTCCCTTATCTGTCATCTCCGAAAATCAGAGTTGGGTGTCCTCGAGCGCTGGGTGCGGGGCGCGTGGACGGTCCCGCGACTCCTGCGTCAACTCCTTCTCGAACCGGACCATGATGTTCTCGCGAACGACCTCGTCAACAAGATCCTCACTGGCCGGCGCGGGCTGTGCGACCGCCTGAGAGGTGATCGCCCAACGCATGAACAGATTGTGCACGTCGGTATTGGTGAGGGTCGTGCGGTTGCCGAGCGTGCGGATCGCGCGCAGGTGGGTGTTCAGGTCGTCCGTGAGGCACGACTTCAGCTCTGGCGACGCGGTGTTGAGGAGTGCGTTCAGCGCGGTGGTGAGCGGTGTCGACATTGTCATCCCCTATTGAAGTTCGGCGAGCGCCTGATCGCGCGCGACGTTCAGCTGCGTCATTGCGGACCCGGAGCCGCCGACGTCGGAGTGATACTCCTTCGCCTTTTCGCGGAACCGGGACTGCACCATCTCGATGGTGATCTTGTCACCGGGCTTGAAGCCGAACGCTGCACGCCAGTCGACCTTGTTCGGATCCGGAAGCGCTGCGAAGCCCGCGAACGCGCGCTCCATCATGTGCGCGCCGCCGTGCCGACGCATCTGGCGCAGGCCGTCGATCGCCAGAGCGAGCGAGCGCATGTTGCCGGCGGCAGAGTCGTAGGTGTCTTGCGCCATGACAAGGCGCTTGCCCTTCAGCTCGAAGTAGACAGCGACACCGTGATCATGGACGCGGGTGGTCTCGACGGCCATCCCGCGCTTATCGACGCGGTGGTTGCTCGACAGGATGACGTCTTTGGCGCCGAGTTGACGGAGCTCGTCGAGGAGACCGTCGCGGGCGCGGCTGAAGGTCAGCGCGTAGGTGCGGCCGTCGAACTTGTGGCTGCTCTCGCGGCCATAGCTCTTGCGCGGCCACCCATCTGGCCATGCCAGCGGATACTTGGTCTCAGCCACGGTCGGGCTCCTGACTGGGGACGATGCCGACCGAGCGCCCGTCGTATGGAAGCCCGGCCCGATCACAGACGTCGCGGGCCATGTTGATCATCTCGTGCGCGCGCATGTGGCGCGGCTTGCCGTTCGGCGTGATCGCTCGCGCGTTGGCAATCTTCTGCAATGTGAGTAGCGCAGTGTCTGTCATGTCACCCCTCAGATCATGTTCGGTTGGATCTTGTCGCGGTAGTCCTTGGCAATGGCCTCGAAGATTCCGATCTGCCACTCAGCTTCGTCCGCGGTCATCAAGTTGTCCTGAACGCGACGCGGATACACCCTGCGGCGCATTCTGATCTCGCGCTGAACCGCGTCGAGTTTTTCCTTGTCGGTGAATGCACGGGGCTCAGCCATTGGCGATCTCCAGCAGAACGTCTGCATGGCAGGGCTGATCGAGCGCGCACCAGCAGGCGAGGTTCTTGCCGCGCAGTTCGTTGCGTACGGCGGCCGCGAACTTCACGTCGTCGCGGATCCTGATGCGGAACCACTTGACGCAGTTCTCTGGCGTCGATGGCGGCACCACCATCTCCATCCGCTCGTTGAAGCCACCCATGCTCAGCCCGCCCCCCGGGAAGAATGGATTACCCCACTTACTCGGCCTCGTGACGCTCACCGTGTTCGGCGGCATCCTCCAGCCTTTGGTGCGCCGGCGTTGGATGCGCTTAGGCCCCGACATTGCTGACATCCTTCTGCGCTGCGTCGGCCGCGCGCTTGCGCAGCCAGTAGCGGCAGGTGGCCTTGACGTCGCGGTCAGCCTGATCCGCCTTGTCGAGCACCCACTGCATGTAATCCGACGGCACCTCGTGCCACGGCGTGTTCCGGTGCTTCTTGAAGAAGCACATATAGACAAGCGCGGGGCCCTTCGACCAGCGCATGAGATCATCGAGAGATGCCAAGCCGAGCAGCTTGCGCAGCACGAATGCCGAGATGAAGGCGTCAGCTGCGGCGCGGTGCGGCGGGAACGATAGCTCGCGGTCGAAGTCTGGCTCGTCATCCAACTTGAGCCAGTATCGGAGCTCCTGCAGCTTGTGTCCGGGTGCGTCAGGCCAGATCCGCAGCGCGGCCTTGTACGTACAGATCCAAGGCTTGTCGCCGCCGCCGAAGTATTCCAGCTCGTGGTCGATATTGTGCGCGCAGAACATATCGGCGCCGACCATCAGCGCGGCCATCGCCGCCGTCGGCGGCGGGCAGTCGACGACGTCGCGGTCAAGAATGTGATGGATCGCCGAGGCGACTGGCGGGATCGGCCGCCCCGGGTTCACCAGTGTGGACTTCGGAAGTAGAACCTCTGCATCGTCTCGATGAAACACGACGTCGCACCAGCCGACTTCGCACACCGCCTCGGTGGTGTCCTTGGTCGGCAGCCCGGTCGTTTCGAAGTCGATGCAGCGGATGATCATGACTGACCCCGGTCTCTGCACGTCGGGCACCGGTACATCTCGGCGATGGTGTGGACGATGCCGCAGACGCCTCTCACGAACCCGAGGTCGATGCGCGGCCTGACCGGGCACGCGCAATCTCTCCAGACCTGCGCCGGCCAGAAGTGCGGGGCGAGCAGCACCGGCTTGCCGGGCTGCCGCCAGATCGCATAAGCCGTCTGCCACCAGCGGGCGATCACCGCTCGTCCTCAGCCTTTACGACGCTCTCGTTGTCGCACTTGTTGGCGCGCGCGGCGTCTTCAGTCTCGAAGGTCTCGGCATCCTTGAGCGACCGGGTGTAGCTGCGCTGCAACCCGGGCTTGGCAACGAAGCGACCGGTGTCGCGGTGCTTCAGCAGAAACTTGGTCACGTCACCTTCTCCAGCTCATAGAGGTGGCAGATCTCAGCCTCGTGCACCCCTGCATCCCAGTCGAGAGTCGCCCAGTTATTCGACCGGAGCGCCACAAGCGTGCCCGTCGACCCCGGCCGGCCGCGGAGCCGGACCCGGTCGCCCGGATCCGGCAGGTTGGGTGGCGGCTTAGCCACCTTTGAACTCGATCCGCTCCATGTGGTCCTGCAGGGTCTCCAGCGTCGACCCGGAGACGTTGCAGTCCCGCCGCAGCTTCCGCTCCGACGCCCACCGGGCGTGGGTCTCGCTGGCGTTGGGCATGGTCTTGAACCACGTCAGGGCGTAAGCGGCATATTCCTCCTCGTTGGAGGGGTCCGCCGGGTTGGCTGGCTTGGCCGCCTGTGCCTTCTGCTCGGTCTCGGGCTGGGTCTGTTGCTCCGGAGGGTTTTTATCGCGCCCCTGAGCCTCGCTGGCCGCCTGCTCCAGCGCCCGGTCCGCACCGTCACGCTGCTGGGCCGTCTTTACGGCCTCCTGCAACCTCGCTTCGGCGCGCGCGATTGCTTCCTTGTCGTAGGCCGCGGCCTTCTGCTGCAGGGCGGCCTCCTCAGCGGCGGCGTTGTCCTGCTCCTTGGCCGGCTTGTCGGCCTTCCGCGGCGCGGCCTTGTCGACGTTGTCGGCCCGGAAGCCCTCGGCGTGGACCGCCGGCTCACCGTCGATCGTCTTCTCCTGCAGGCGCGCTACCACGGACGGCTTCGGCTGCTCCGTCGCCGGCATCACCTCGATCTCGTCTGGGGTGTAGATCCCGAGCAGGATGTCCGGAACGAAGCGCCGGGCCCAGCCGCGGCTCGCGTAATAGAACAGCTGCTGCTTCGGGTCTGACGTCCACAGCGGCGAGTTCTTGACCTTGATGTCCTTGATCCGTGGCGTCTCGTATTCACGCGGCTCGTCTTCACCGCGCAGGATCCCGTAGACGACGGCGTACATCTCAGGGCCTTCGCCGACATAGCGGACGTTCAGCCGGCGCTTGTCGCCTGACGGCAAACGCTCGAGCGGTGCGCGGGTCTCGACCAGCGCATGCACCAGCTGGCTCTCGTAGCCGATGCGGTCGTTGACGAAGTAGACCTTGTTCGCAACAGCGAACGGCGACATCCCCCACTCGACGGCCTGCACCGTGACGGCAAGGCACGCGCCCGGGTTCTCGCGCAGGTACGGCTGAATCGCCTGACCTGCAGTCGACATCATCTTCGCAAACTCCATCACCTGAAGCATGTCGTTGAACTGCACGCCGGCGGCCCCGCCGATGACGAGATTGTTCGCAGCGCCGCGGTCGATGCGGTCGGTGATCTTCGCAAGCTTGGTGCCGGGTTCAGGCGGCAGCACGGCAAAATCGGCGTCTTCAATAACGGTTTGGTTCAAGGCAGCCTCCTTCAGGCTAAGAGTTTTTCGATCTCGTCCAGTTTCGAGCGCGCTTCCGATACCAAAGCAAGGATCTGCGTGCGGCTCGGCTTCGGTTTCTGCACAGCCTGCGCGACTGGCGCGGCCGCGGCCGGTGGCTTCGGTGCGAACACGGTCTCGGCCAGTGTGGCCTGCCGCTTCTCGACCACCTTGAACTTCGACCGCAGCTTGTCGGCCGATGTTGCGCAGTGCGGGCACCGGTCGTCGGTGTGAGATTTCCCGACCACCCATCCCTTGTCCTCGAAGCCGCGCTTCAGGTAGCGGCCTTCGTTGGCGATCTGGCCGTGTGCAAGCCGAGGACGGATGCGCTCTTCGGAGTGCTTGCAGCTGCCGCAGGTGATGACCGCAAATTCGCGGCGATCATGGCGGGTGATCTCGAACGCGCGCTTCGCACTCATACTGTCGCCCCATACTTCAGCTGATCCTCCATCTGCTTCACCTGCCACTCAGGGAGCTCGATGTTCTCGACGTCGCGCTGGTCGTCGGCTGGGCCGGGCCACGCTTTCTTCTCCCAGCACTCCGCGAACTTCTCCATTGCGGCGCGATTCATCTTGGTGCCGAGCGCGAGCGCGTTGTCCTTCAGTGAGACAACGCGAACGCAGTACGGGGCGTCGCTTTCGATGAAGATAAAATTGAACGACTGCATCGGCTTTTTCAGCAGGTGTTTGCAGCCCTCGCCGACGAGCGCGGCCTGCTGGTGGTAGCCGAAATTGCCGATGGTCTTCATCACCTCCATGAAGTCGATGTCGGTGGTCGTCTTCAGGTCGGAGAAGTCGAGAGAGTCGGTTGGGATTGCGTCCGGCCGTGTCTTCACCCACAGCCCGGTCGCGGGATCCTTCCAGACCATTGAGCGCTCGATCTGCCCGTTCAGGATGCCCTGCTGGATCAGCGGGTGGCGCGCTAGCGCTTCAGCCATGCCGCGGATGCGCTCGAGTTGCCCCTCGGCCAGAACCGTCAGGCCTTCCTGAGCGCGGTCCTTCAGCCACTGGCGGCAGACCTTGCGGTTGCCCTGCCATGCGGCGCCGTCGATCTCCTCTGGCCGCTCGACGTAGAACTTGTCGAACTCCGCTTCACCGAGCAGGAGATGATGCGCTGCCTTGCCGATGATTTTGCCCGGGCTCGGCTTATCTTCGACGCGCTTCGGATTGTAGACCGACCGGGCCCATGCGTGAGCTGGAGATCGCTGCATCATGATGCGCAGGATCGTTGAAGACACCGACGGTCCGACGCATAGGTCGCCGTGATAAGTCTCGATCGGGATGCCCTTGTAGATCGCGGGGATGCCGATCTTGTCGCCTTGCCATTCTCTGTTCACGGGTTCTCCTCCAAAAACTTCTTGAGCTTCTCTAGCGCCACGGCCTTCGCCGGCGGCGTCATGTGCGTCACCCACGCCTTGATCGCGTAGGAAAACTCAGCGAGCAAGCGCTCGTCACCAGCTTGCGCTGGCCGAAGGACGTCGCCCTTCAGCGGCTTCTGTTCCTTCTGTTCGGTCACAGCTTCTTCTCCGGCGGGTTTGCAATCGCGCGAGCGCCTTCGTCGAGGCACGCCTGACACAGTACGATCTCTGGGTCATAACCGTCGCCGATCTTGACGGCGCGCTCAACGTATTCGCTGCAGCCCTTGCACAAGATGTAGGTCCAACTCTTGTTGCCGATGACTTCAGCGGCCTTATCAATCGGCGGATTGTCACCGAGAGCAAGGAGTTGGGCGTGCGTCACCTTCCTGTCCGACGAGTACCAGTTGTTGCCGTGTCTTACGAAGTTCTGGTCGAACCACCGAGCCGCTACCCCGCGCGCGGTGGCTACGACGACGCGCACGACGCGCGCAGTCGAAACCCCGTCTTCGAACTCGTAACTCACGACTTCACCTGCCCATCTTCGATCACGATGCCGACCGGAGCGTCCGCAACGCGCTCCATCCACACCTGATAGCCGCGCTCGGCCGCGTAAGCTGCGAGCCACTCACGCGCATCGACGTCGAGCCTGCCACCGTCGCGGATCCGGATCACGCGGACCTGCGGGTTCGTGGCCATCGCCAGCGCCACACTGGCGCGCAGCCGCTCGGCATCTGACGCCTGCTCGAACGGCACACCGTCCAGCAAGATGGCGCCGTCGCCGATGGTGAGACCCTTCACCGGCAGCTTCGCTTCGGCGATAGCGTTTTGCTTCGCCACTTCGCGGGCTGCGATGTCGTGGGTGTAAGTGTCGTAGACCTCCTGCAGCTCTTCGGCCTTGGCTTCGTGCATAACGCGGAGATCAAACCTGTTCCACGACCGGTTGATGTCCTCGGCGTCGTTCAGGCGCTGCAGCAGCGGCGAGACATCGATCGCCGGCTTCACGCCCTCGTCAGATGCAATCCGCTTCTCGATCTCGGCGCACTGCGCTGCCAGCCGCGTGATCTCCGCGCGCAGTCGGACAGACTCATCCTTGTCGACCTGCAGCCGACGCTCATGCTCCGCGCGGATCGCATTGTGCTCGTTGGCTTTCTCGACCTCTTCGATCAGGGCCCGAACGTCAACGCGCTCGCCTTCTGGCTTACTGGCCTTTGTCGCCTCGGCCGCGGCCTTCTCGCGATCAAGATCGCGGCCGACCAGTAGGCGCTTATCGCGATCGCGCTTGTCAGCCGCAGCGATCTCCTCGAAGTCGATGAACGGCACCAGCGCCTTGACCATGTCGAACTGGTCCTTCGGCTGCGCCCGCTCAAACTCCAGCGGGTCGAGCGAGAGCTCGCCGAGCATGGCGTTAAGCACCGCCTGCGGCTTATCGAACTTGTTGCCGTCGGCATCGGTCAGCTTCAGCGAGCTGGTGGTGCCGCCGGTCGCCTTGGTGAAGGTGCGCAGCACCACCACCTCGCCCATGTTCAGCTTGACGTGCGCCTTCTGCTCACCCTTGCGGATCGGCTCGGCCTGCAGGTGCTTGGTGCCTTCCAGCGCCCACCAGATCGCGTCCAGCAGGCTGGACTTGCCCTGACCGTTGCGGCCGTTGATCTCGACCAGCGCGCCGTCCGGTGCAATCCGGACGTATTTCAGCCGCTTGATGTTCTCGGCTTCGAGGGTGTGGATAACTAACGGGTTCTCAGGCTTTTTGGCCATCTCGGATCTCCTGTTCAGCCTTGTTGATGGCGCGCTGCAGGCGCACGCGGGCGGCGATGATGCCGGTGCTCTGCCACATGGCAGCTGTGTCCGGCTCTTTCCTCACGCGGTCGGCAATGGTTGCCTCAAGCTCGCGCGCAGCGGCAGTCAGTTCGCTCAGGGTGTTGTTCATCGGGTTCTCCATCGGCACAGAGAATCTCGCACAGGGGCGGTACCAAAGCAAAGGGCCCGATCTTTCGACCGGGCCCTCCGCTGTCAGCCTCGTGTGGGGTATCGGGGGATCACGCGGCTTCGAGGATCTCGTTCCACTCCGACTTCGGCAGATTGACCAGCTTGCCGCCGAGCGCTTCCCACTCGACCGAGCGGTCGTAGTCGGTCGCGCTGTGCGCCTGATGGGTGACGGCGTTCACCACGCCCCACGCCGACAGGTCGCCGCCCTTGGCGAGAGACGACAGGATCGAGTCGCCCTCGTTCTCGGACAGGTCCAGCTTCTTGGCCAAGAGGCCGATCGCCTTCGCCGGCGAGACGATCTCGCGGCTGCTGGCCAGCGCGGTGAAGCGCTCGACCCGCTGAGCGAACGCCACCTCGTTGACGGCTGCCTCGACATGGTCGCGCAGCTTCAGCAGTACGGCCCGGTCATCAGCTGCCCGGGTGTCGTCGGCATAGGTGATCTGGGCGAGCGAGCCCTCCTCGACCCGGCGACCGACGTGGTTCGCGCGGAACTTGCCATCCGGCACGACCAGACCGTTCAGGCAGACCAGCCGGTAGATCAGCGGCTGGACCGACACCGCGCCCTGACCCACCTCCGAATTGGAGATGATCACGCCGGCCTGCACCTCGTCGCCCACCTTGACCGCGAGGGTCTTCGGCGTGACCACCTGCAGATACAGGCGGCGCTCGGTCACCTCCGAGGAGATCACCCGGGCGCCCGGGATACGGGCGAGGATCGGGAGCACGGTGTTCGCGATCTCCTCGTTCTCGATCCGATTGTACTGGTTCGAGAGGAAAGCGCGGGCGTCGCCGCCGAGCGTGCGGATCATGCGTGGTTCGGGCTTCTGCCGGAACCAAGTGTTGACGTTGGTCGCGAGCAACTCGGGAGCGTCAGCCAGCATCCGGTCGTAATACTTCGAGGGGATCCCAACGCGGGCGCCGATCTGATCGTGGGCAATCGGGCGGATCGGGAATTGACCATCGGGGGTCGCTAGCGAGACGGTCGGCTTCGCACCGCCCTCGTTCTCCTGCACCACCACTTCGAGATCGTTGGTCGGGCGAACATAATCGGCCTTCAGGGTCGCGTTGGCCTGAATGCGCTGGGCGAGCTCTACGAGGGACAGTCCGGTCTTCATTGCAGTTCTCCATCGGCAAATGGGGGCACGGGATGTGCCCGGCAAAAAGACCCTACGACTTTTCCCCGTGCGGTTGCAATCCCTCTTGTGAATTATTTTTCGCCGTCTGGTCGCTTGGCAGCAACTGGCCGATCACGAACGCTAGCTGCTCGGCGGCGATGCCGGCAACCCGATGGCGGAGCGGGCGGAAATTATCGGCGTTATCGAAGGGGTGCGGCATTGTCGTTCCATTGCCTTTCCATTGGATTGGTTTTTGGACTGGGACCAGTCCAGTCGGTCCAGTCCAGCGCGGACCGGGTCTCCCATTGCCTCCAGTCGGGAGGTCTCTCTTGGGCTAACAGCTTGGAATAGAAACAGGTTTCCATTGTGAGAGACCAAGCGCGTCATCAGACGCGCGCTTGGACTGGTCTCTTTCAACAATTACCGCTGTTTCTTTTCTCCTCTTGCTCTCTGGTGATTGTTTGAAGGCACTTCGTGCCTCAAACTCAGGAGAGACTTGTAGGTGGATACGCGCGAGGCGAAGAACCTGTCGGCCATCTTCGATGCCAAACCTAATCACAAATTATTCGGCCTGTGGATAACCGGCCCACGCTTGCTCTGGCACCGGTGTGAGCGCAGCTTCGCCATCCCCCGAGTCGACAGGAGGTCGCAATGACGAAAAAGGCGCGCAAACAAAGCGCATTCACGGGCGTGCCCACGATGGCGAGCCCGCAGCACATTGCAGCGGCTGGCGCGGCGACGGCTGAAGTGCTGGCGCGGATGGATGCGGTTTCCCCTTTGAAAGGTACCGTCTCTCTGCTGCAATTGCGCGACTGGTCTTGCCGGTGGCCGGTTGGTGATCCTCGCGCGTCGAGCTTCGGCTATTGCGGAGATGACAAGGTTCCCGGCGCGAAGTATCCGTATTGCGCCGCGCATGCGCGCATTGCGTATCTGCCGCCGAGCATCCGGGGTACCCGGATCGAACCAAGGGGTGACTGATGGCGAAAGCGAAGAAGGCCAGAGCATCGGGGGTGAAAAAGAAATCAGCCTCCAAGAAGCCAGCTGCACGAGCTGCAGCAGCGAAGAGCGAGCCGGTTAAGCCGAGCGAAGTGACGAAGCTGCCGCCGGCGAGCGTCGTGACGGAGACCGCGCGTCTTGCTGTTGAAAACCAGAGCAAGGTCGGCACCTATGCCGGCAACATCTCCGACGCCTATCGTGCGGCGAAGTCGAAGGGCTTGCATCCCGGCGCGCACAAGCTGGCGGTGAAGCTGAAGGGGATCGCGTCGACCAACGTCCGCAAGGCGTCTGACTTCCTTGATCACCTCGATTATTACCTCGAGAAGCTCGGCGTGCTGAAGCTGATCGAGAACCAGCCGGAGCTTCCGATCGCGTCTGGCGGCGAGACTGAAGCTGAAGAAGTTGCTCCGGAGAAGCCGGTGGCAGCACCGAAGGCGCAGCGCGCGCAGCCGAGCGCGCAAGCGGATCGGACCACGTTCCCGCTCGACGACAAGGGTACGGTGGTCCGGCCGAACTTCACGCAGCCGGAAGCCGAAGAGCATATCCGTGACGCACAGAAGGCGCTGAACTGATCTGATCCGGGGAGCCAACCGGATCGAGGCGTGCGGGCGATGGGTCGAGCTTCACCATCGCCCGTATTTTTCTCAAACCGCATGGAGGTGACACATGCGCATACTCGGTATCGACCCCGGCCTGACCGGCGGTTGCGCGATCTACGACACGCAGACGCGCACGATCTTGGACGCAATCGACATCCCGACCACTGGCGTGGACGCGAAGCGTCGCGTCGACTGCATCGCGCTGGTGCGGTGGTGGAACGGCATGGGCCCGGTCGATGCCGGTTACATCGAGCGCGCGCAGGCAATGCCGTCGATGCCCGGCAAGGATGGCAAGCGACGGGGGATGGGTGCGTCGTCGTCGTTCAATTACGGCCGTGGTGTCGGCTACCTCGAGGCGGCGATCTCTCTGTCGATGATCCCGATGAAGCTGGTCGAGTCGAAGGCGTGGAAAAAATTCCACGGCATTGTCGGGTCCGACAAGGAGCTCTCGCGCCAGAAGGTGATCCAAGGCCACCCGACGTCAGCATCACTGTTCGCTCGCAAGCTGGATCACGGCCGCGCCGAAGCCGCGTTGATCGCGATCTACGGGGCGGCCCTTGAAAAATGACGGACGAGCCAAGCGAGGAAAAGCCGGAGGAAAAACCCGGCGGACCAAAGGCCGCGGAAATAAAACCGTGGGAGGGAAAGCTCGATCCGGACGAGGCGATCGAGCTGCTCCGAAAGCGGGCTTACATCGAGGAAAGTCGTCAAGAGCGTCTGGTCGAGTTGGGCGACAGGACAAGCGTGTACGAGCCGGCAATGCGCGAAGCGTACGTGTTTCGGTGGATCGCAAACTGGTTCGAGCAGAGAAAGATCGAGCGCGACAAGCCGAAGCGGTACTGAGTGATCGCTGCCGCCTGACGATCGATATGTTCACGGGGGAGACCGATGCCTGACCTGCTGACAGAGCTCGAGAAGGCGAAAGCGCGTGTCGCGCAGCTGGAGCGGCAAGTGCTTGCGGCGCCGTGCGCTGAGGTTGGGCATCGGTGGAGGCATATCGGTGGTCGTTGCGCCTGCTGCGACGATGCGTGCCGCTGCTCTATCCCGGTCAACGAGTGTGAAGTTTGTAAGGACTGCGACTACGGCGAGAACGAAGAGGCTAGGCGCGTCATTAAGGAATGCTTCGATGGCCGATAATCGATGCCCGAACTGCAGTCGCAAGCTGGTCGAGATCCCGGCCGGGCATGAAGCGCCTTGCGGCCGGCAGGTGACGTGGGACGATGAACCGGCTGTCTTGCATCGCGGTGCCGGCGGCTTTCTGTACCGCATCCCCCTCGTGGAGCGCTGTGAGAAGGCGCGCGCCCGTGTTGCTTGAAGGGCTCGAGAAGAAGCACTTCGCGTGTCTGTCGGCCGACGTGCCGTGGAAATTTGTTGTGCGTTCGAAGAAGGGCGAAAACCGCTCTCCGGAGAAGCACTACGACACCATGACGCTGGAGGAGATCGCGGCGCTGCCGGTCGCGGAATATGTCACCGACAATTCGTTCCTGCTGTTCTGGGTGACGGGGCCGCACTTCGCACAAGGCAATCATCTTTCGATCATGCGGGCGTGGGGCTTCGAGCCGACATCGGTGTGGGGCGTGTGGATCAAGCCTAACCCGAAGACGATGCGGCAGGGCTTCTTCTTCTTCAACGACTTCTCGTTCTTCGTCGGCATGGGCTACACGACCAGACAGAACGCCGAGTTTGTCGTGCTCGGTAAGCGCGGAAAGCCGAAGCGCCTGTCGAAGGCGATCAGGCAGGTGATGGCCGAGCCGAAGCGCGAGCACTCGCGTAAGCCTGACGAATACTTCGAACGTGTTGAAAAATTCTGTGACGGCCCGCGCCTCGAGCTGTTCTCTCGCGAGGAGCGCGCCGGTTGGACGTGTCGTGGCAACGAGGTGGGGAAATTTGGGGATGGCCGCGCAACAGAAGTTCGATGCAGCGGAGATCAAGCGGGTTCGGATTGAGCGGAAGTTGACGGAGCGGGAGACAGCCGAGCTGTTCGGCTGCAGCATTCCGACCGTCAAGCGCGCGATGCGTCGTGGCAGCACGATGGGCCCGGGGATCTCGCACAAGGGTGGCCTGACGCTAAAGGCTGGCCATGTCGCAGCAGAGGAGGCTCGCACCTTCTTCGGTGAGCGCGTGATGCGCGATGCAGATCAGGGCCCAGTGCTGAAGACCGGGTTGTATTCCGGCAAGCTCGGCGCCCGCGTGACAAAGGGGTGGTGGAAGGGCTTCCCGATCTACACGATGAAGCTTGAGGAGCGGGCGACGTGCCCGTCGACCTGCAAGCAATGGCTCAGCTGCTACGGCAACAACATGCCGTTCGCACATAGGTATCGACATGGACCTGCTCTTGAGCGCGCTATTGTTGGCGAGGTCGCCGTTCTGTCCGCCCGGCACCCCCGTGGCTTCGTCGTCCGACTCCACGACCTCGGCGACTTCTACAGCGAACACTATGCCTATCTCTGGGGTGGCCTCGTTGGGCACCACAAGCAGCTTCACATCTTCGGCTACACCGCCCGGCAAGACCTGAAGGCCGACCCGACTGCGCGCGCCATTCGGTACCTCACCGATATGTACTGGCCGCGCTTCGCCATTCGCATGAGCGATGGCGCCGGGTTGGTCCGCAACACGATCGCTATTGCAAAGGTACCGGACCGCCCTGACGATGCGATCATCTGTCCAGCTCAGACGCAGAGAGTCGCACGGTGCGGCGACTGCGGCCTGTGCTGGACGTCCGAACGCCGCATCGCATTCTTGCAGCATTGAGCGCCATGAAATTCGAAGACGCTTTCCTCGACGACATCCGCGAGCGGCTGCTTCCATCAGCAGTCGTCGGGGCTAAATTCACGCTGATCAAAAGAGGAGCTGAGTATGTCGCAAAAGAAGACCCGTCGATCTCCGTCAACGACGGCAAGAGGCTCTGGTGGGACTTCGGAAAAGGCGACGCCGGCGGCGACGTCTTCAAGTTCGTCCAGATCCACGAAGGCGTCGACTTCGTCGAGGCGGTCAAGCGATGCGCAGCGCAGGCGGGAGTATCGCTGCCAGCAGATCGCGGGGATCTGCAGCGTGCACCTGACCGACGACACTCTGGCGCTGGTGTGGCTGCTGGTTCTCAAGCTGAGAAATCTCGAGCTGGAAAACGCCAGCTTGCGACGACGTACGACTACACCGACGCCCACGGCCGACTGATCTATCAGGTCTGCCGCTTCAACCTGATCGACGAAGCCGGCGAGAAGGCCGGCAAGACCTTCGGCCAGCGACGGCCGTATCTCGGTGAGCCCGGCGTCTGGGTGTGGGCGCTCGACAGTGGCGAGTTTATGCGCCGCAAGAATGGCGAGGACTGGTATCGCTACGACAAGCGGCGTTACGAGGAGAAGGGCTACAAGCAGCGCAAGGAGATCGACGGCGGCGTCGAGCATAGCCTGTACAAGCTGCCGGCGCTGCTCGATGCGATCGACGACGGCGAGACGATCTTCCTCCCCGAAGGCGAGAAGGACTGCGAGACGTTCGAGCGCTGGGATCTGGCGACGTCCACAAACTCTGGAGGCTCGAAGAATTGGAGCGAGCGCCACGCATCGCAGTTTGTCGGCGCCGACGTCGTCATCCCGATCGACAACGATGAAGCGGGCCGTGAGCGCGGCCACAAGATCGCGGCTTCGCTGAAGGGTAAGGCGAAGCGTGTTCGCATTCTCGATCTCGCGCAGTTCTGGACCGGGATGCCGGACAAGGCTGACGTTACCGACTGGAAAGAGGCTGGCGGCACGCGCGAGCAGCTGCTCGACTACCTCGATAAGATCGGAGACTGGACGCCAGCTCCGCCGCGGTCGGCGTTCGGTGCCGTGCGCTTCGTCGACATCGATGCGCCAGCGCGCGAGCACGAGTGGCTGATCAAGAGCTTGCTGACGCGCGGCGAGATGTCGTTCCTTGCCGGCGGCTGGGGATCCGGCAAGTCGTTTCTGGCGCTCGACATCGCGTTCGCAATCGCGCGCGCAGCTCGCGACCCAGAATATAAATACATGGGCCGCAAGGTTCGCGGCGGGCTCGTGCTGTATCAGGCTGGTGAGGGCGGGCTCGGCTTGCGCAAGCGCATGCGCGCCTATCGCCAGTATCACGGCATCCCGGCCGACATCGATCTGCCGCTCGTGCTGCTGCCGGAGAAGCTGAACTTGTTCGCCGGCGACGAGCAGGTGAAGAAGCTGATCGAGGAAGCAAAGCAGTGGTCATCGTTCTATGAGATGCCGGTCGAGGCAGTGTTCGTCGACACGTTCTCGAAGGCGTCGCCCGGCGCGAATGAGAACACCGCCGAGGATATGACCAAAGTGCTGGCGCGCGGCGAGATGGTGCAGTCGGCACTGCGCACGCATGTCAGCTTCATCCACCATTTCAACAAGGCTGGCACTGTGCGCGGCTGGGGCGGGCTGCTCGGCAACGTCGACAACGTGATCGAAGTCGAGGGGACCGACAACGTGGAGACCGAGGGCGACATCTCGCGCACGATCCGCGTTGCGCGCGTCACCAAGCAGAAGGACGCTGAGACCGGCACGGCGTGGCAATTCACGCTGCCGCAGATCGTCCTCGGCAAGGACAGCGAGGGCGACCCGATCACCTCCTGCGTCGTGCGCGTGGTCGGCGAGGTCGACATCCCGGCGCCGCGCGCGGTGAAGGGCAAGCAGGTCGGCGTCATGCTCAGCGAGAAGCGCACCGGCGTGTTCCAGACGCTGCTGCAGGCGATCAACGAGGTGGGCGTGCCGCCGCCGGCGGAGCTGAAGGTGTCGGCTGCAGTCACGAAGGTGATCAAGGTCGGGCAGCACTTTGCGTATTACAACAAACGGGTCGCCCGGGACGAGGAGACCGCCAAGAAGCACGAGAAGACCATCCGCACCCGGCTGCGCGAGTTTCGGGAGTGGGGCCAGAACTGCGGGATCATCGGCGTCTATACGATCGGCGAGAAGGAGACTGCGGACTCGTACATCTGGCCGACCGGCAAGCCGGTCTGGGGTCACGGCCTGCAGTGGCCGCCCCGGGCAGCTGTGGAAACCGCCGAGGACGACGCTGGAGCGCCTCCGGACGACTTCTGGGGGGAATGAGCCCGGTGAGCGTGCCGCACGCCTACACGGTCATCCTGAGCCGCCGGTGGTGCCTTCAATGCGACAGCTATCAGGTGCTGCGCGGCGGCCGGTGGCAGGACGTGCCAGAGATGCTGGGCCCGTGGCCGGGCTACAGCCGGACCGAGGCGGACTGCCCGGGCTCAGGCAGTCCACAGAAAACCCTGCAGTTTCAACAGCAAGACGGTGATGGACTGGCCACCAATCCAGAAACCAGTCCAGACCAGTCCAAGCCGTGAAGGGTTTGCACCTGCAGGTTTATTTGACCTTGTACGGCTTTTGGTGGATCTTGCCGGCCGCGGGTCAGAGTCCGTCGCATCGGCAGCCCCTCGGGGAAATTTACGACGGGGTTCTCCTCCCTGCATCCCCCGGCCGGACGTTGTGTCACCCACACGATCCGGTCGGGGGGCCACTCTCGGAAGCGCTTTTTTTGGTACCGGGTTGCGTCTAGCGTGTTCCCTCCTATGCCGATGGAGAGAGCTGATGATGACCAAGCGTGCCAAGAAAAAATCCCCGAAGAAGGCCCCGCGCGTGACCACCGATGAAGTCGGCATCGGGGTTCGACTGCGGATGGCGCGGCTCGAAGTCAGGATGACACAGCAGGCGCTCGCCAAGGCGCTGGACGTCACCTTCCAGCAGATCCAGAAATACGAGAAGGGTCTGACCCGGGTCGCATCGTCGCGACTTGTCGAGATCGCGCGCGTGCTGAACAAGCCGGTGACCTACTTCCTCGACGCCTCCGTCCCCCCTTCACCCGGTCGCAATCTGGTCGAGCAGATGCTGTCGGTGTCGAGCGGCGTCGATCTGGCGCGCGCGTTCGTGAGGCTCGATGCAAAGTCGCGCCGTCTGGCGGTCGACAAGGTTGAGGAGCTCGGGGCGTGACCGTGTTCGTGGGCGGCGACGGGAGGCCTTTGTCCCGAGGTGTGGTTGAGATCAAGGACGCCTATGGGCAAGTATGCCAGACGTTCACCCTCAACGACGATGGCGCCTTGCAGCATCCGGCCTTCATTCGACTCGCCGCCGGGCGCACCCACACGGTGAAGCGCGGCGAGACGCTGCACGGTATCGCGAAGCGGCTCAGCGGCTCGTCGGACCCGTCAGAGATCGCCGGCTACACGCAGGCGCTCGCCCGTGCCAACGGTAATCTGCCGGCCGGTCTTGTGAAGGAGGGCGCGGTCCTCACGGTGCCGCAGCACTTCCCCGATCGTCCTTCTGTTGGGTGGGAGCATGGGTCGTCGCAGGACATGGCGTTGCGCTTCCAGCACAAGACGGAGATCGCGGACGATGCCGAGCGGTTGTTTGCCGAGCTGATGACGACCCACGAGAACCTGAGTGAGGCGCGTAGCCTGCTGCGGAAGGCTGCTGTGCTGCTCGCAATCTACAGCGTCGCGCTTATCGGTTACGTGGTGTGGACGCTGTCGCGTTAGAGACGACTGATCAACGGAGTTGAACCATGTGGAAGGTGAGACACTTTTTCCGGAAGCTGCGCAGCACGCTCTGTATCGCTACCACGCTTGTTCTGGCGCGCACGTTCGGAAAATACGAAGTGTCAATTGGCGACGGCGGGCTTTGCTACGCCAAGTACCGCTGGCGCGGGAAGGTTTGGGCGTTCCCGACCGAACCTATCGAAGATTACTAACCGCCGTTAAACGAAGGAGAGAGCCGTGAAGGTTGAATGGACAGAAGGTGACATCCGCGCGGGTCGGATCGTCGGCAAACCGGCCGTCACTGAGCGGCTGATGATCGGCTACATCCCGATGGACCACAACTTCATGACGCTGAACAGTTTGGCTGACGGCCAAGTGCAGCGGATCGGCACAAAGCAGGATGTTGCCAATCGGCTGAACCAATACGACTACCAGCCCGCCGAGCTTCTGGACGCAGTGTAACCCGCCTAAACGATGAAACAGGAGAACAGAATGTACACCCTCGCAGTCGCAATGCACGCACAGACGCACATTGTTAGGTTTGATGACAAAGCCGCCGCCGAGGCTGAGCTTGCTAAAATCAAGCCACTAATCGGTCAGGAACGATGGGGCAAGAACGGCGAGGCGTCGCCGACGCATACGATCACTGCACCCGATGGAGATGTCGTTGTGGTGCTGGATAAAGTGGAGTTGGTGAGCCTTGTCGATGAGGAGACAGGGTTCGCGAAACTGGACGCTCTAAACGACAAGCGCGACGCTGTAGAGATCGAACGCAAGCTGCGATACCGCCGCGCCCTGCAAGCTGCTGGCTTCGACCAAAAGCCGTAGCAGTTAAACCGCCGAGAGCACAAATGACAGCCGCTGAACGACGCCTCGAGTCCTACGCCCGCGTGGCTGACCGCCTCACTCGTGAGGACCGGGCTGCGCTCCGCAAGTATGTCGAGCGGGACATGGCCGAAGTTTCGAGATGAAAAGGAACTACACATGACCGGCGACCTTGCCGAGGTCGAACAATTTTCCGAGGAGCTTGTGTCGCACGCGAGGGCGACCGGCCGAAAGCCACGCGAAATCCTCCAGTCGATGCGCGACGATGGCTATATAGCCTGCGACGACGAAGGCTTTGAGGAATGCGTCAGGCGAACCGAATTGAAGTTGAAAACGAGTAAACAAAACGGAGAAATTTAATGAGTGACCTACCTAAGCGCCTGAGAGCAAGCGTCCCCAAGATGGTCGGGGCAGCCTCCGCGCAGTGCAACGACGTGGAAGCTGTTTGGCTGGCTGCCGACGAAATCGAGCGCCTGACAGCAGAGATCGACCACCTACGCCAGTTTGCGCCAGCGCCACACCCGGACGGCCACGATCTTTAGAGACGAGAGGTCTCGGATAATGCTTCACCCGAAGCGCCCATACATCCCGATCTCAGTGAAGGTGGCGGTGGCAATCCGCCAGCTGCGCGAGCGCGGCGAGGTCGTGCAGGCTGCGATCCTGCAATCGCCTGCGAATGGCAGCCTTGCCGCGCGCCTGAAGCTGGCGCTGCAGTATCTCGGTTTCGAGAAGCCGCACCTCGATCACAACCCGGCGCTCGCTCGTCGCTACCGTAACAGGCGCACCGGCCGCTACATGCCGGACGCGAACGATCCGGAGTTTCTGCAGTGGATCGATGCTGCTGACCATCTCGTGAAGACTGCCGGCCGCGGCGGAGAGAAGATGCGCATCGGCGGTGACACTCGCGAGGCAGCAAAGACAAAGCGGCTGGAGGATCGCCGCGAAGGTGTCGTGCGCAAGAAGCGCAAGACGGTGTGGCTGAAGGGCCAGAAGATCAGATCGAGGGGGTTTCGATGAAAGCTGTAATGATTGCCGTGATGCTTGTCTTGTCCCTGATGACGGGTGCCGACGCTCGATGCTCGTCGACCAGCGCGTCGTCGCTGTCGCTGCGAGCTCAGGCCTTGTGGGGCCAGATCAAGAGATCGTTTCCTGACGCCGTGATCGTGTCGGCCCGTCGTTGCGGTGCCACCATCGCCGGCACGGGGCAGCCGAGTTACCACGCGAGCGGCAACGCGATCGATTGGAAGACCCGGAGCTTCGCTGCCGGCGTCGCGTGGTCGCGCAAGCATGCGCCCGGGCTGACGATGACGTACCCGGGCGGATCCCATATCCATAGCGACGTCGGTCGGTGGAAGGCCTATGCGCACGGCTACGGTGGGCGCCGCGCGCGGTATGCCGGCCGG